TCTTCATCATCGCTATCATCACTATCATCGGAGGATGATGTTTCGTCCTCCTCAGACATATTTTCTAGACTTATTTCTTGTTCTGCTTCTTCTGCTTCTTCTATTTCTTCATCTGCTTCTTCTCCTTCTTCTCCTCCTTCTTCTCCCCCTTCTTCTTCTTCTTCTCCTTTTGTTATATCTTTTTTAACGACGATTATCTTCTTTTCATCATCTCCTTCATCATCTCTTTCATCATCTCTTTCATCATCTCCTTCATCATCTCCTTCATCTTTATCTTTTTTATCTTTTTTATCTTTTGGCATCTCTCCTTTCTCTCCTTTCTCTCCTTTCTCTCCTTTTTTATTTTCTTGATGATCTCTGTAGAATTTACTGTTGAACCAAACGATATCCTCTCCATCATATTCGCCGACCATTTCTTGATCTTCATATGTCATTACTTCGTCGGTTTCTAAATTATGAAGATATTTCACTCCGTCATAGATAATTGTTTCTTCTTCTTCATCATCATCATCATCATCATCATCAACATCAACATCAACATCAACATCAATAGCTTCTTCATCTTCTTCATCATCTTCATCATCTTCATCATCCGTTTCAATATCATCGAATAGGGAATCTTTATCCTTACTATTTTCGAACCACTCCTTCGTTCCACCGGGATAAAGAACAACATCCATAAATCCACTACTGTATAGTATTTCTACCAATTTATCAGATGCGTCGCATTTATCGTGAGCACAATACACTGCGATGGGAACATCCGTAGATCTATTAGCAGGATCATCAACAAACTTCTTTATATCGGGATAATCATCATACCCATCTTTAATAACTTTATTGACGGCGGTTTTTACTCTTGACTTGGATAATTCTTCTAATGATTTGTAATGAAGATTCATACTTCCGGGAATATGTTTCTTTTCATAATCACTTTTAGGTAGAGCATTGATAACAACACGATTCTTAAGTTTGACTACATCTTCCATCACATCAAAAGGAAATTTACACACAACTTCGAGTGTCCCTATCTGTTCGGTCCACGTATTGTCTGATTTAAGGACTGTATAATGAACGTGTCTAGGAAATAGTTTCTTTTCATCTTTGTATATCGTTGGGCAGTTTAAAGATAGTGAAGCATCACCCTTAGAGTCTGTCTTGACTAAACCTCTATTCTTTTCATTCCCATATTCATTATATGCTTCAGGGGCATCTTTAATAGGTTCCAATTCATCTACAGATGTTGGATCAGACGCCCAATAAAAAACCCATGAATCTTTCTCTTTTATTTTTAGATCAACTTTCAATTCACATCCTGTATTTTTCGGAGATTCTTTTTTTAGTGGTTGTATATTTGCGTTGTACTTGTCTTCACAAGATAGACATTTAGGTAAGGATGAGTATACACCCTCTTTCTTCATCCACGTTGATACCTTGTGAGTATTTCCTTTCACCGAACAAGTTAAACATGTTCTTTTCGTTGCTTTACTCATATATTATACGAAATATTTAAAATATTTGAAATATTACCATTCCACATCAATGTGTTTCCTAAGAATCTTTTTGCTATCTTTGACTATCTTTTGATAATCAGAATCTTCTTGTAAAATCTGCGTGATATCATTCTCATCACTGCAACCCAAGCAGTTCTTCCCTCTTACAAAAAGAGTTCCTTTATCTATCCAGTCATTATGGAGAATAAGAACACATTCATTATGAATTGCCTCTAGGAACGTGTATTGCGTCCCACCTCCATCATTCTTAATTGTTGACATATCAATCATATATTTGCAGCCTTTTAAGATATCTTTATTTTCATATTGTAAAGGATACACTTTGTCAAACTTTCCTTTCCAGTAATCCTTAAAATTCAATTGCACTAGTTTATGATGAACATACAATCTATTCTCAGCTCCGAATATCTGAATTTGTTGTTCTTCTTCTAACTGTAAATTCGCTTTTAAGAGAAGATCGGTATTTTTGTCAAAATCTATTCTTGACACCGAAACACATTTGTAAGACAACGGTTCTATCGCTGATTTGTATTCATGAAAAGGATGAACTTTGAATTCAGAATCTACATTAAAATTATCCTTCAAGTATTTCTGAACTGTTTCTCTAATTGTTATAATCCGAAAATTATGAATGTATTTAACAACGGGATTGTCTTTCCCCTTTAATTCGGTTGGATCGTGAATCACTAATATGGTTCCTTTCGGAAAGAGATGTAAATATTCATAATAATGTTTGTCGATTGCTGTGATCATTAAGTTCGGTTTCTTAACAATTTCTTCTATTTTAAGATTCTGATAGGCTACATCATAACCGTAATTCCGTTGATTCGTTTCACTACGTTTTCCTATCTTGAACAATGGATAGTTATATTTAAGATTGAGATGTGCAGTGAAAGTGACCCATCCTCCATAGATCGGTTTCGCCATATAAACTAAATTCTTTTCTTTAGAAGGATCATCTTGATAAGAGTTAATGATATCCATTTTATAGAATGAATAAAGATAAAATAAAGATAAAATAAACTTTAAATTAACGTAAATAGTATTTACTTTTTTTTCCCCTTCCTTTTCTTTTTATCGTCTTCCGACTCCAATGAATCGGGTGTAACAATGATGCTCTTCATATTATCGGCTTTATCCTCTTTCTCTCTTTTTGACAATAAATCTGTTAAAATAATATTTTTGACTTCGTGTTCATATATATTTTCACTTTCTTTTTTAGAATCTATCTTATCTTCTCTTTCTTCCTGAACATTAGACTCATCCTTAGATTTTTTAGCATTTATTGTTTTTGTTGTTTTTGTTGTTTCTTCTTTATCCTGAATAATCTGAATACTTTCTTCTATTGATTGAGTTTCTGTATGTGATTGGAGTGAACCATATATATCTTTATCAAAGATACCTCTACTTGCGGTATATGTTACAGTTCCCAATCTTTCTCTATCCTCCATAAAATTTTTAATTAAGAAGCCTTTATCAACACTTAACATCTACTTATATTACTATAGATAAATATGTTAAAACAATTTTACGAAAAGGGAAAGATAGAAGTGGGTATCGATGAAGCAGGTAGAGGATGTCTGTTTGGACCGGTCTTTGTAGCCAGTGTGGTATGGTTGGATGAAGATCCCAATAAAGAGAAAGAATTCATTTTAAAAGATTCTAAAAAATGCTCTGAAAAGAAAAGAATTCTTTTAAGAAAATATATAGAAGAAAATGCTATTGCGTATTCAGTTGTTCAAATATCAGAAAAAGAAATAGATAGGACTAATATTCTGAAAGCAACGATGAAAGGAATGCATCAGTGTATCGATGAAATAAGAAAACAGTTAGAAATAGATACGATCCTCGTAGATGGAAATCAGTTTGATATGTATATGGACGAACAGTTTGAGTGTATCAATCACGAATGTGTGATAGATGGTGATAATACATACAAAAGTATTGCGGCGGCATCTATCTTAGCGAAAACCTATCGCGATGAATATATAATAAATTTAGTCAAAGAGTATCCACAATTAAGCATGTATGCGATTCAGAATAATAAGGGATACGGAACAAAGGCACATATGGACTATATTAAGGAAAATGGTATTACTGAATGGCACCGTAAGACTTTTAAACCATGCTCCAATTATCTCTAATTACCTCTAATTATCTTTAGTCAAAACTCAATAATATATTGTCAACAGTTTTTGCTTTTCCCTTTTTAGGATTTGTGATCTTAATTAATCTGTAAATTTTCATTTTTTGTCCTTTAATTGATCTGTCTTTTGTTACAAGAGTATAATCTTGTGTTCTTAAGAATTGTCTTAGAAGTGTGATACATTTCGTTTCATCGATTCCCTCTAGATAAATTCTTGATTTACACGGAATATAATAATCTTTCAGTCTGTCACTTAATTCTTCTATTTTTTCTACGGCGTTAGAGTCTTTTAATGATTGCTTAGTAAAGGATGTCGTATCCTCTAAATTTTCCAAACCGAATACAGTTAGTAATTCTTGAATGATATCTGAATCTGGTATTATTTTGAACAATTGGTTTTTAGACATTCCTTATATATGATAAAATGTTTTTTAATTTAAAATATATTTATCTATTATAATTTAATGGATGAAACGTTGAATGTTTGGGATATTATAGACACCTATTTTAGAGATACGCCTCATTATAAATCACAGCATCAGTTAGACTCATTTAATGAATTTATCTACTCAGATGTGAACGGTATCAAGCATATCATAAAAAGAGAAAATCCATTAATGATTTATAAAGATGCATTGAATGCGAATGCGACATCATTTAAGCATGAAATGAAGATTTATTTTGGTGAGACGATTTATGACAATAGAGATGAATTAACATTCGGAACACTCAAAGAAAATATAGAGAATATCCTCATTTCATCGCCAATTGAGTATCAAGAAGGTGAAGGTAAATATATGTATCCCAACGTAGCACGATTAAAAGGTTATACATATGGTTCAAATGTATTCTGTAATATAGGCATTATTTTTAAGAATAACGAAAGTAATGAAATAACCGTCGTGAATTTTCCAAAAGTGAATCTAGGTATGATTCCAATTATGGTTCACTCAAAGATGTGTCTCTTAAATAATCTAGATTCTGTTCAGTTAACAACTCTGGGGGAATGTCCCTATGATCAGGGTGGTTATTTTATCATACGAGGGAAAGAGAAAGTGGTCATTTCACAGGAAAATAAGATTAATAATATTCTGTATGTTCATGAATCCCACGAAGACAACGTTGTTCTACAGGCTGTTATTAAATCGGTTTCTAAAGAAGGGTTTCAGTCATCCCGAACAAATGTGATTACATTAACCGAAACCAAAGTTTACACAAATAGTAATCCATCCAGATTCAGATTCATTGCAAATAGAATTCTTGTCCGTATCCTAGGAATAGATATGAAGATCCCCGTATTCATTCTCTTAAGAGCATTGGGTCTTAAGAATGATAAAGAAATATTTTCACATATCATTTACTCGACCGATAAGAAAGAGATAAGAGATAATCTGATGAATATATTGAGATTCGCGGCTAAAGACTCAGAACCAATTTATTCACAAAAAGACGCCTTTCAGCTCCTAGCAATTCACACCAAAGGGAAAGAGAAAATTAATATCATCAATATTTTGAATAATAATTTATTGCCTCATTACGAAACTAATGAAGAAAAAGCATATTTCATTGCTTATTCGGTGAGAAGACTACTTCTAACTCATCTGGGTGTTATCCCTAAAACAGACAGAGACTCTTACGCAAATAAGCGGATAGATCTTGCCGGTCCTTTGCTCCTAGAACTGTACCGAGAATTATGGGGTAATTATCAACGGAACTGTTCCTTAACAATTGATAATGAATACAAATTTAATTTTAAAAAGGGAGCCGATTTCTCTCAAATCATCAATGATGTGAATTATAAGAGAATCTTTAATTGTAGGATTATGGATAATATTGTGAAATCATTCGGTTCAGTTTTTGGAACTGGATTATCGGGGAGACAGGGTATCGTTCAGGATTTAAATCGGTTGTCTATGTTAGGAACTCTTTCACATATTAGACGTTTATCCTTTCCTTTACCATCTGGATCTAAATCAATTGGTCCTCGCAAATTACACAACTCTCAATGGGGATTCGTTTGTCCCTCTGAATCACCCGATGGGTCAAATACGGGTATTATTAATCACTTGTCTATCGCTGCGAATGTTACCTCTAATATCCAACCAGATGGGATCCTTGAAGCATTACATTCTCTCAAAATGATAGATCTAGAGAATTCTGTTAAAGAAGAGATAAGTGAAGCGTGTAAAGTATTTCTGAACGGAAAATGGATCGGATTACACAGTAATCCACCTTTACTCTACAAGATCTTAAGACTTTATAAATTAAATAGTATCATTAATATTCTGACATCTATTTCTTGGGATATTGATCTGAATGAACTCCACGTCTTCTGTGATTCTGGTAGAATAGTAAGACCTGTCTTTGTTCTAAGAGATGATAACTCAAATAGTTTGATTGAGGGTAATTTAACTCACATTCAGAATTGGAAGAAATCTATTCATGGTCATTTATACGATGTTTTAGATGGAGTCTCTGTGTATGATGATACATTTCATAAAGAAATAGTCGATGATATTCAGTTAAAAGAAAAAGATTTTATCCAATTTCTAGAAAATAGACAGTCGGTGATTGAATACATTGATCCTACTGAGAGCAATACATTTTTGATAGCTAAAGATTACCGATCGATTGATAAAAATTACACTCATTGTGAAATTCATTCCTCTTTAATTTTGAGTGCGGTTGCTCTAAATATCCCTTTCCCTGAACATAGTCAGGCACCGAGAAATGTTTTCTCGTGTCAGCAGACCAAGCAAGCAGTCGGAATGTATTCGAGTGCCTACAATACTCGGTTTGATACATTTGGAAATATCCTACATTATCCCCAAAAAGCATTAACTACGACCAGATACAAGAAGTATACTGATGTAGATAAGTTGCCTTATGGTGCCAATTGTATTGTAGCCATCGCATCTTATGGTGGATTCAATCAAGAAGATGCTGTAATCCTTAATAAAACGTCAGTTGAAAGAGGTATGTTTCAGTCGGTTTATTATCGGAGTTATGAGGAATCTGAAGAAACTAAATTCGGAACAGTCTCATCCTTCGGGAATCCCAAGTATCAGAAGAATGTTAAGAAAAAAGATTTAAGTAAATTCTCTAAATTAGATGAGAATGGTTTCGTAAAAGAAAATACACACGTAGATCATAATGATGCCTTTGTCGCTAAATGCACTCCAAACAAATCCGAAGAAGGAGATCACACATCCGTATCTGGCACTTCCGTTAAGTTCGGAACTTATGGAACGGTTGACAAAGTGATTGTCTTTGAAAACAAAGATGGATTAAGAACTTGTAAAGTTCGTATTAGGAAACACAGAATTCCTGAAATTGGTGACAAATTCTCTAGCAGACCCGGTCAAAAGGGTGTCTGTGGTTTACTCATTGATGAGAAAGATATGCCCTTTTCTAAAGACGGGATTGTTCCCGATTTAATTGTGAATCCTCACGCGATCCCAAGTCGTATGACCATTAACCAATTATTAGAAATGATTTTAGGTAAGAGTGCTTCCTTAGGAGGATATTTGGGTGATGCGACACCCTTTCAGAATAAAGATATCATTGATTATACCAAATTGTTAGAAAGTTATGGTTATGATGGTTTAGGCAATGAAGTGTTGTATAGTGGTATTACTGGTGAGCAAATTAAGACATCTATTTTTATGGGTCCGATTTATTATCAACGATTAAAGATTATGGTCGCAGATAAGGTTCATTCTAGATCAACGGGACCCTTACAGAGTTTAACCAGACAACCAGCGGGGGGGAAATCAAATGATGGCGGATTCAGAGTGGGTGAGATGGAACGTGATAGTATTATTTCACACGGTATAACTGCTTTTTTGAAAGAAAGCATGATGGAGCGAGCCGATAAGTATTCAGTTCTAATTGATGAAAAAACAGGATTAATGGATTATAACGATGATTCTGAAAAAGTTAAAGTTGCGATGCCCTATGCGATGAAATTACTTTTACAAGAATTACAAACAATGTCTATTAATGCTCGTTTAATTACGAATCAAGACATCCCTAATCCAGCTGTATTCCTATCAATCGTAAAGAATTTGTCAAATAAAGACATCATTTATGATGTGATTGGGGAAGAGAATTTAGAAGAAGACTAAATTTATTTTATATACTCTTACTATAAATGGGTAAGAAGAACTTTTTTAAATTCCCAAGTAAAAAAACTATGGAATACATCCTTATAGGAATACTTTTTGTAGCGGTTCTTTCGTGCACGATGAAAATGATTAAGATGATTAAGATGAATGGATCCTTTATTGAGGGATTTGGCGCAGCTACCGCAGATGCAGATGTTTGTGGGACTGTCGGGACTCCTACAGTTGCTGTTTGTGAATTAAATAATGATTTCGTCCCCACCGAAGCATATAATGTTGATGGGACCGGGGGTTCATGGTATAGAACTCTTAGAATAGCGTTGCCGACCATGGCGTCTCAAAATGCTGTAAAATTATCTGCTCCCAGCGCCTCGGACGACCAGTATATAATTATATTATTTAATGAAACTATTTCCACTGCCTCACTCACTATTGCTCAAATTTTATATTCTTCCTCCGACATGACCGGCAATTATAGGGCGGCTCCCTCCGCAGGGGCGGGGGGATGGACTCTGAATGTGAAAGTACGAAAAATCAGTGATCAGTCAATCGATTATCTAGAGATAATTTCAAAAAAATCTACTGAACCCACCACCTTTAGCCCGATGACGCCAACAACTAGTCTGGATATAAGTGCGACTATTTCAGTGATAACGTTGTCGGGTTCTACCCAGTCGGATATAAGAATTTCGACAGAAAGCGATGCCGTCGCTGCCGGCGACGGCTTATTTAATGCAACAAAATCAACTTGTGAAGAAATTATGTTCTTGAATGGTGGTGAACTTCCGGATACTACCCCCACAGAGACTTGTATCGGTGATTGTTATACATTCACCGACGCGGATACTTCACCTTGTAGTGGTCCCAATTCTCTGGGTTGTCAACCGGAAGCTGGTGCTGCCACTGGTGGCGGTAATTGTTTGTGCGGTGATGGAATTGGAGATGGTGGAGAAATGAAATTTTATGAAGAAGGCTCAAGTTGGCCATACTCATATCCCACTGATCCTAATAGCGCCGATGGAACCCAAATAACTGGCTTAACATTGGAAGATACTGAAAGTTGTTTAAAGAGTGCTATCGACCAATCTATCTCTGCTACTAATAATGCCGATTTGTGTCATCCAAGGTGGCCTTGTATTAGTAGTATGAATGATTACTTAGAAATTTTAAATACACCTCTCATTGCTCCAGCGGGTAATCCCACTGCAGATGTTTGTAATAAAACTGTTACAGGAGATGATTTAGACAATCAAAATAAAATTCCCATTAGTTTGTGTGTTCCATATGATAATGCCGATGGTAAAGACAGTGAATGCTATGAAAATCATACTATGGATACGTGTGAGTCGGTTCCAAATGATGATGATGATTCTACTACTAACAAATGTGTGTGGAATCCATACTGTCAAATGCCTACCAAAGGGAGAGATAAACTAGGAAATGTATCTAGTGAAGAAACTCGCACTAGTAAAGTATACACTGATATGCTCACCTGTATAAAATCAGAAAATATTTGGGATTTACCTATGATGGAAGAATTAAATGATAAGAGAGATACTGATAATAATATAACATTTCCAGATGGCATAGAGCATTATACCAACACAACTGAATTTGGATTCGATGCTTTTAAATCTGCTATGGGTGGTAATGGATTAGGTTGCCACGTTAAAGGCAATGGTGGTGATTTAATGTGTGCTTTATCATCGGCAGCATATAATTCTGCAGATAGATTGTATGGGCAATGTCCGGGTGAATTAGAACATAGTCCTTGTATTCAAGATGAAGACATACCGGATTCTGGTGATCAAGGATCTTGCACTTACTGCAGAACTACAAATACAAACAGTACTGTAGTTGATACCACTATAACAACAATACAAGGTGTAGATCCCACTGGTGCTACAACATTTTTGACTGATACCTTCGGTATAACTCCATCAGGAGATCCCAAAAATTGTACAGAAATTTATTAAATTCAATAAACTCCTTTTATTCATTATTAATATCTATATTAATAATAAGTTTAATCAATGGTCACATGGGATTCTATTCAAACCGATGCTTCTGATGCGTGTGATGCTATTGAAGATCATCCTATTTTAACAGGTATGGCAGAGGGTCTTTTTGTTGTCGCTACTGGCGGAGCCGGATTAATAGCAGTTGCTGGAGCTACAGCTTTTGATGAAGCAGCGTGTTCAGCGGTAACGGGATTAACCCGTGATCACGAAATTAATGCAAAAAGAGATCACCTTAAACAATATGGTAAATTTTTTATTTTTGATAAAGAAGGGACTAATAAATATCCTACATTCATGAATCAAACGAGCTATAATCATTTAATAGACGACGATAGTATTCAGATATTGGCCGATAGTCAGGATGAAATTTACAACTCTATCTTAGAATCAGATTATGAATTAATTAAGTTTAATGATAGAGATTTCGAATTAAGGAGACATAGATGCGATAATATTACTTGTTCTGAAGATTGCAACGGGGATGATAATTGTTATTGGACAAATACAGGAGGTAAGCGAAAAGATGAAAATAAATCCTCTGCCACAACTTTATTAAATGAAACTTATCCGAGTTGTCAGTGTAAACCATGTGTGATGGTTAAAGATAGTATTACGGGTGTGGAACGTAAATGTGCACAAAAAATCGTAGCTAAAGATTTTGTAGATAATAAATATCAAGATTATCAAGATGACTGTGATAATACTAACCCAATTGTGAAGAAACTTCAGGGTGAAAGCAATAATTCATACTGTGGTGATTTAACTAAGCTATACCTGAGCCAGTATATACTATCTTCTCCATCCTATGATAATATTGCTATGGATGATAGTATGTCATGTAATTATCCCGATGATACTAAATCTTCTGACAATGCCGATGAAAATAGAAAAAAATGTAAAAATTTAAGAATCCAATTCTGTGTAAATGATGGTGATGATGATTTCTGTGAACATAAAGATATAACCTATGCGGATCTTATCAAAGATACTTTTTCGTATTATTTTTTAAGTGATACTAAATATGGTTCTAAATATCACAACACGTGTTATCCGTTTGAAAAGAATAATCAAGGATGCTATGAAATTATTGATATAGGTGATGATAATAACCCTATAATAGATGATGCGTATATGATTTATAAAAATGCTGAGGGGACTATATGCGACGATAATACAGTTGCCGGATGTCAGGAGGTTACATTACCAGCACAATGTGGTGATGACAATATGCTATGGATACAGGGTGATATTCAGATAGGACAACCATATTGGGATGGAACAACGTATTTACCAGGATGTGATTCTAGAGATGATGATAATATAATTCACGGCATTAAAGAAAGAGATAAAGAAAGAATCGATGCTTACATTAATAGTTTGGGAGACACTTTAGATTTAAATGGAACTATTCCTATTGAGAATAGAGGATTATGTTTAAGGAAAAATGTATTTATTGATGATGATAATAGTTCTAAGTGTAATACATATCAATATTGTTTAGATGGAACGGGATATGGAACGGACGCTCAATTTGAGTCCTGTCAAGAAAATGAACCCCTCCAGAATAATTATAATCCGACTGGAGGAACTGATGATCAGATATATGATGTAGATATATGTAATTCCCCTGTAGTCAAATGTATGGGATATGAAGTAATCGGTGAAAATAAAGACAGTGTTTATGAATTAATATTAGATTCGTTATATTACATAGTTCCCACAAAAACCTCAAATATTGTCCCTGAATGGGGGTTATTAAGGTCGTATTATGCGTTAAATGACTATTATTTAGGGAAAACTGAATTAGTTGTCCCCACGGGTGAAATATTAGAATTTATCAATAATAAGATATATTCTCTTACACATGACCCCGATGGAAGCAGTGCGGCTTGGTATATGCCCGAATTAGGAGATGAAGGGGAAGAAGCAGCAGATCCCAGTAATAGATCGGCAATTGAGTCAGGCGTAAGGGACGAAGATGGTTCTTATCTTTCAGCTGATTCTGGTTCTTTAGATTTATATCGCGACAGAATAAAATATGACGATAAAATAACATTCAACTTCGGTTTTATTAGAGATTGGGCTATCCTAATCTTTCTAGCGATTGTATTATTAGTTGTCCTAGTCCCCTTATCATTTACAGTGTTGCCTTTCCTAATAGTTTGGTCATTAACATATGTAACTTACAAAAGATTTTACGATGATACTAAATTTCTCAAGATAATTGTTCCAGTAGTCTTTGGTGTATTCCTATATATGCTAATTAAAATCTATGGAAAATTATAAATGACTGACTATGAACTTTTTAAAACCTTACCGTTTGCTGGATTAGCTATCTTTGCTGGTATTAAAGCTGGATTATTATATGCTTCTTTAATTTTTCTATTCACATTCTTCCATTATCTAAATATTTACTATAAAAATCCATTTGTTCTCTATCCGTATTTATTTGTCTTATTTTTGAATGTATGTGTCATCATTTATATTTTAATTAATTCAACTGAATATTTTGTTAAACGGATCATTATAGGAATTCTTTTATTTTGCGCGTTGTTGTGCCTGCTTTATGGGGAGATATCAGGTTATTTAGTCTTGATGGGAATATCATTCTTATATACCATCATAGACAGAGATGTAAATACGATCGTTAGAAAAATATATTATGATTAATTACTTCTTTTTTAGCATTAATGTTCCTAGATACATAAAATAAAGGACAAGACCAATAATCATAAGTAAAGAAAATCCCATTGAGATTTCAGAATATACTTTCGCGAATTGACAATAAAACGAATCGTCATTTGGGGGACACTGAATGCTCGCAAAAGCACCAGTTCCAAAACCTAAACCTAGATGCGGTCCCGAACCTAAACCTCTAAACCCTCTAGCCATTTGTTAATGAGTTAGATATTAATTTCAAGGATTCTAATGAATATCGTCAGATATTAATTTCATCCATATCAGTAATCATATCCAAATAAATATTAAGATAATCTCGGTTTATTCCGCAATTCTGCGCCTCCTTAATAGTTGATACATGGAACGTTAATGAATTCTTATTTCTTAACCAGACATCTGTATTTGATGGCGAAATATCATTTTGTATTCCTTCTACAATTTTTTTCATGATCCTATCCTTCTTATCTTCAGGATTAGGTTTTAATAAAGTAAAATCTTCATTTATAGTTGCATCCGTTGCATTCGTTGCATCCGTTGCGTCCGTTGCATCCGTCGTAATGATTTCTCTTATTTCTTTACTCGCATCTTTGTTCATTATATTAGTATCGAAATAATCTATGTTGTTTGGACACGAATTCTTTTTATGACCCTGTTTTCCACAATAACTACAATGATACGTTCTTTTACTGCTTAGAACTTCCATTACTATATCTTATATCTTTCTCTTATCTTATATCTTTGTTAAACCTTTAATATTATGTATAAATAAAAGAATTCATTTAAAAGATATATATTATCTATTATATAATCTAATGATCACTTATACAACCGAAGAAACAAATAAATTGTTTCTTAATAAAGATTTCCTAGCGACTTATGCTAAATATAAGCAACATAATCCTCAATGTAAGGAGTTAATTGAGTTTTTAGACAGAATTGACGTAAATGTTAATTATTTCAAGACAGGTATCACCGTTAAAAATAAGAAATATAGGAAACCGATAGACAATGATTCTACAGCGATAAAAGAAATAAATAGTTCTCTCAATAAAGTGTCGGATATGAATAAGGAAAAGATATCACAGGAGATACTAAGAATCTATCATAAGAATACGCATTTGTTGCCTTTTATTATAGATATTATCTTTCAGAAGACTTTATGTCATCATAATTATATCCCTTGCTATGTTTATCTCTTACAAAAGATTGGAGATAAACGAAATATTATGTTACAATCCTTACAGAAAATTAAATCAGAATTAGATTTGTTTCATGTAGATACCGACAAATCACAATATGATAAATTATGTCAAGAGAATAAATACACTGATAAATTAATTGGATTCTCGATGCTTCTGGTGGAATTAGAATTAAATCAGATTATCCAAGGACAAATTGGTGAATCAATTGATAAAATTTTTATACTTGTTCAGAATATCAATAGTGAAAAAGACATTTATCGTTCATTATCTTGTTTAGAGATAATATTCAACAAACTTTACAAGGATGAAGATATTCCTAAATCGTATGTTCATAAATTAGAAACATTCAAAACTGAAACAAAATCTATGAAAATACGATTTAAGATTATGGACATCCTTGATTAATCAAGGGATTAAAAGAATTCTTTATTTAAGGATTCAGAACAATCTGAATGAAAATGGAGGGTAATACTATTGATTTCACCGTAGATTTCACCACTCATAATGAGACTGAAAATCCTGAGTTTGCCGAAGAATTACGAAGAATTAGTGCAATGGATGCTTCAGTAGGTCTAACTAATGAAGATCCGATGTGTGGTCCTATTTTTCCATTACCGAATCTCTTTACTCATGAGATTAAAATAGATACTCGGTTCAATCAACACATTCAAAAAATAACAGAAATACGCAATCACTTAACAAATAATGCAAATCATACAAACAATATCAATAATCTATCTGAAGATGATTCAGATCAAACATTTGACGATAAATACAAAGGGATGTCTGTTTCTATATTAGAGTTCCTAAAAGATATGGATGATTGTCGTAAAAAACTGACTGAATTGGAAGACAAAATAGAAAAGGCTAACAAAGAAAATAGTAAAGATATTGAATTAATACATACATTTATGAATTTCTTAGTGAATGTAAAAAACTCTACTAGCGACACCGATGAAATCATATCGGATCAATTTACAGATGAAATGGTAGCTGTGTGTGACAAAATTAAAGAAAAGAATTCTTTAAAAGATGTTCGGAAAGAATACAATACTCAACAAAAAGAATATACGCGTTTCCTAAAGGTACTCTTATTAGTTAATAATATGAATACAGGGAACTTATGTTCGATCTGTATTAGTCAGACAGTTACATCTTATTATAATCCGTGTGGTCATACAACTTGTGATGAATGTAAAAGAAGATTAATTGAATATGCGGGCGAAACATCTATAACAGGTTGCAGATGTCCGATATGTAGAGTAGACATACATGGTTCAGAGAAGATTTTTTTTAATTAGATAACCATTAGATAAACCTTAGAGACAAACCTTAGAGACACTCTAATAATGCCTTGTAGAAATCAACCTGATTATCCTTTGTTTTCTTCCTCTTATAAAAGATGTAATAATCATCTTTTACTAAGTGAACGTGAAATTTATTTTTCTTAATTGTGATTCTTTTATCCGCAATTGCTAAAATTCTCCCTTTGTAATCTAATTCTAATGTTCTTTTATTGATACAGATAATCATATCATTTAGGAATAGATCATCGTTACTTTCATCAAAATAAATACTTTTGTCTAACTTAACGACGATGCTATCATCTAAATAGTATGCTAAAGCTTTCTGTTTATTATCATAAATAGACAAAATATCTTGTAAAGGTTCAATTGTGTATGCATTCATTTAAAATAATAATATAAATATTATTTAAATGATTCAAGATATAATTATAATCAAAAAACATTTAGTGGGATGTGATGAAGTTGAGCTACCTTATCAGTTTCCAAACAGTTGTTTCATCAAATACATTACTATGAAAGGAGGACCAGAAGGCGATGAATCCTTCTATCCGGGTGGTCGTTTTGTAAGATATAGAGGTGACAAGATGCTGTTATCAAATAATGGTAAGGAATGGTCTGTTCCCTTACATTACAAAAATAGCGATGGAGAGATAACTTATCGGAGTCGGTTCTTTATTTTAAACGAAGAAAATAAAGAATGTGAAACAGATAAAGCTGAACTAGAAAAAGTAGTTGTAGCACAACAAAAGATCATTCAAAAAATGACACAAAAGATTCATGAGTTAGAATTAGAATTGGTTCAGATTAAAATACACGAGTATTAACATTCATTAACATTCATTAACATTCATTAACATTCATTAACATTCATTAACATTCATTAACATTCATTAACATTCATTAACATTCATTTAAGTTTGACAACACAAATCAGAACAATGCTCCAGATCATTTGAATGATCTAAGCCATCGTGTCTACTACTACTACGATGCATTGTACATCTTTCACCGACTTGTTCTGGTATGAATCTTTTAGGATTTGGGCAATGATGTGGATTGCCGTGACCATCAATATCATCACAAGTTATTTCATGAGTATGAACTTCTTGATGTCCCCTAAATTTCTTTTCTTTAACATGTCCACTAAATTCTCTTAGGAATAACTCATTAATTTCTTCACTGAACGTAATTTTATTCTGGATGGTTTCAGGATTGTAATAAGTATAGAAAGGATCTTTTAATCCACTCTCATCATAAACTCTCTCTAATTCCATAAATTCATCTTTGAATGTTTGGTCTGAATCATCATACACCGGTCTGTAATATCCACTGATGTCTGTTTTAAAATCGTAATTGTATTCTCCGTCAGAACCATTAGAACCATTAGAACCATCATTACCACCAGAACCACATATAGGAGCGTGAAAAAAATGAGAATAGTTTCTGATACCAAACTCGTTTAAAAACTCAGAATAAGGACCATGTAATGGAGGAGTTATTTGGTTATGAATGAGTTTGTAATTCGTATTACCCTTACCTACGAAAGAATTGTCATGACACGCATAGAATTGAGTATCATCGGGTTTCAATGCTTCCACTTCATTATTGGTAAAATTTTCTTTTATCTTTATCTTTAATAAAAGAAACGTATAGAGAATGATTAAAATAAATAGAATACATTTCATACTTAATATAATCGTATGTTTTTTATTTAGAGTAAATCAAAGGGATTAGTATAATCCGTTTCCTTCTTCTTTTGTGGCTTCTTTTTATTTCTTCTTCTTCTACGAGTTTTTTTATCTGGGATTTCTTCTCTGGGAGAAGGTCGTTCTTTCTTCCGGGATCTCTTTTTAGGAGTCATTCTCTTTACATCTTGTTGTAATCGTCGGATCATTTTTCTTTTAGTGCTCTTAGCTCTCTTTCCAGCAACTTCTCTTAATTCTTTGCGCGTCCTTCTTAGTTTCTTCCGTGTTTCTTTTAATGATAATTTTCTCTTTTTCTTTCTCCTGGTTCGGATTCCTTCTTTTTCTGCTCTCCTCTCTTTCCTCCCTTCCCTTGTTTTCCTTGCTTTCCCCTTTCCCATTTCATCATCTAGGACGATATAACTGGTATTCGCTCTTTGGAATTTATAATATCGGGGGATAGATCCCGTTTGACTTGAACACGGTGGACAGGGAGGGCATTCCTTTCTGTCTTCTTCAATTGGAGCAAATGGTTCCATCATTTGGTCTAATTCAGAAGGTGATTTTAGTTCATCTAGTTTCATAACAGGCATATCTAAGTCTGCGTCAAGTGATGTATCCCTTTCTGTTACGTCACTTTCTGCCACATCCTCTCTGATCTTTCCCAGTTTTTCCTCAGCATCTCTTTCTACTTGAGCTCTGTCAGCTTCTTCTTTTTCTTTCTCTAATCTTTCTTCTTCGTCCTTTTGTTCCTGTTCAATTTTTGCTATATCTTCAACAGGCATTTCTGGTTCTATTACAGGAGGAATTATCATAGCTTCTGGTTTTGGTTCTTCTTCTAAAGCAGGTTCTGGCTCTACAACCTGTTCTGGTATAGCTGGTTCTTCTTCTAAAGCAGGTTCTTCTAAAGCAGCTTCTGGTTCTTGTTCTAAAGCAGGTTCTGGTTCTGATTTTGGAATAGGTTCTGGTTTTGGAATAGCAGGTTCTGGTTCTGGAGTAGCAGGTTCTGGAGCAGGTTCATCTATTTTTCCTTCGGGATCCATTTCCTATTATATATTACATTACATATTATTTTATCCTCAATGAATTATTTATTCTGAAAATGAATTCTCGGCAACATTGTCGTCAAATTCATAATCATCGCCATCAAAATCATCGATATTATATCCATCTTCCCCATCTTCCCCATCTTCCTCAACATCCATTAAACCAGTAGGATTCATATTGATAAGATCATCACCCATAGCACCCATATTCATCGCATCCAGCTCAACCTGATTCTGACCAAATATTTCGTTGATACTTTCGTATCTTTCAGTCATCGTTTCGTTGTCGTAATTATCACTTTGAATGTGTTCCATGTGTTCTTTATCCGAATTCTTAAACCAATTTGTGACGCCCATTTTCTGTAACTCAGTTGAAGCGTGCCTCTGTTCATCCGACATCGTGTCTAATCTCCCAATTAAACTCTGTTTTTCTCTTTCGTATTGTTTAGCTAATCTTTGTCCCAGAACTTCTTTTGTATTTGATTCGGTCCATTTTGTATCATAAAAACACTCAAACGCATCTATCAAAATATCGCAAAAGAATTGATCATAATAAGATGAAACTTCATCAATATCTATATCATCTCTGAATAACGCCATAATATTCATATCGTTTTGTCTACATAGAGTCCCGAATTCGCCAATCTTTAGAAGAACTTTAATTAAGACACTCTTATTAATCACTCTAAGAATACTATCATTCATCATTGAATCCTTGGAACCCTCGATGCTATCGAGATCATTCCATAGATCTGAACAGTGCTCAAACAACGCACCAAAGATTTCCTGTTGTCCGTCTATTTCGAGGTAATGACCAAATCCATCGTATCTCGGCTTATTCTTTAATAAATCTCCGTGTGAATACATATTCTTTTCACTTAAATAATTATTGATGTAATCTTTATTATTCTGTTGTAATCTCCATTCTGCGGGAACGTGTGTATTTCTAGTATGATCGTGTTTTAAAATAGAAAGCAGATAACGAATATGTGTTACATATTTATTCATTACTTTATTAGTGTATCTTGGATCATCGGTTAGGAGAACCAATAATTTGCGAATATCATTTTCATTCATTTTTTTGTATCTGAATCCTGATTGTCCACCCTCAACAACACTTTCCAATCTGATCCTATCTTCTCTTTCCAAATTAATATCTGATACGGATTTAGTGAAAATGGATTCGAATCGCTTACGATAATCTTTATGAGTATTAAAACACTCATTCGCATACTCAGCTACCGCATCTATATTTTCCCCTGTTTGACGATTCATATCTGAAAATATTTCTTTGAACGCAGTTCTCCAAGTTGACTCAAAATGAGTCTTATCATCCTTATTTAGTTCCTGTTCCCGAACGGCTTCAACATAATCAGTGACTAATTTATGTAAATTTTCATTATTATAATCATTATTTGAGAATACTGTCAGGAATCGTTTCTCAACTGGTCTTAATAAATCATTCTGAATTAATTCATCTACTACTATTTTGTGAGGCTGGATATATTGATTCAGAGGAAGTATCCCTCTATTGTGAATATATGAGATTACATCATAGAAGTTTTCTTCTGTTTCTTTAATATTCTTTTCATATGTTCCAATCTCTTCACCGAACTCAACTTCAGCTTCAGGTGCTAAATCCAACACTTGAGAATACAAATAATCAGTACTCATGATTCGTTTGACATATTCACCACTGGGATCTTTGCAATATAATCTGAATAAATTATCTTTTAGTTTTTCTGAAATCTCCTCATAATTTCCTTCAGGAAATACGACTGGTGTTTTGTAGAAATAAAATCGCTTAGGCAAGACATTTAGTAATGATAGATCGTAGTTATTAATATTGATGTGAATGTAAGTATTACATAAATCTTCATTCAAGAAACACGGATTTAATTCATTTGAGCCCTTTTGATAGTGAGAAATAATTTGAGGAATAACTTTACTTCTTAAGTTTTTGAATGAGACTAATCCTAAACTATTCGTTTTATCGTTCCATCCGTTTTTCTTAAAGATTTCTTTAATCTTATCATCTGAATTTAGGATGAAATGTAGGATGTTCGAATCAATGTAAAAATTAGGCTTACTTGTTTTACCATATAAACTCACACACATCCTGAATAATCTCTTAAATGATTGCTGTATCATTATGTCCGAGGGAGTGATATCTAGTAAATCGGAGATCTCATCTTTACCTATTTCTCTGATCAGTGATACATTCTGTAATAAGATTGAATTATACTGAGTTAATAATTTGGTTTGATTCTCATTCGCTAACACATTCATAATAGAATTAATGCCCTCAATGAATGTATTCTTTGAGAGAGGTTTATAGAGAGCCCATTCATAATTTGTATATTTATTCACAATACTTAGGTAATACTTGTGATATTCTGTAACTCTTTCCTGTAAGAGAGGAAAATCGGAACTCAAACAATATCTTAATACATTGATAAATTGATCTCTGACTGTTGTGACGGTGAATGTTTTTTCTTCAGATAATAATTCATCATAGAACGACCAGTTAACTTTTGAGTCGCTCTCTTTGTACTTATTACTACATTTCTTTAGGGCGTAAATGCAGTAATCGATCGTTTTATTATTTATTGGAATACTATCATAATTTAAGAGTTCTTTGATTCCTGTAAAATCATACATATTGAATTCTAGATTACGAAACAATTTATAAGAGGGTATCCCCGTTTGAATGAGTATCATAATTAGTGAAGTGTAACCGATAATTTTATTTGTGTTTTTGAGATACTTCTGAAAATGTTTTGTTTCGTCCGATATTTTCTTTTTCGCATCTTTATCTTTTTTATATTTTTTTAAGATTTCTTTGACTCTCGGATGTTCATCTGTATCGGATATATTTGTCATTACATATCTTTTATTAGCTAATAAATCTTCATTCATACGATCGTATAAGTCGATGATTAATACAACGTCCTTATCATCTAGAGAACAACCTAATCCCAAACCGATATTTTTCACTAAATTGATCGTTCCTTCATATTTATCGTCGTATTTGGAATAGGGATCTTCTTCTTCTACTAATGATGCTTGTTTTGATACTATTGGTTTATCATCCGAGTAGCCTTCATGTAGGGAAAACTCTTCATTACAAATGTATTCACCACAGTTCTTACAGTAGATATTACCGTCTTTAGGGGGTAATCCATAGTATTGTTTCATTTGTAAGAATTTATCTGTTGATGATTTCCCCGCTAAATAGAGATAATGTTTGCATAATAATTTCTCATTATCATAGATATTGTAGAACCAATCTTTTTCCTGTTTCTGTTCGGGTTCTTTGCAAAAGAGTGTTATGAATTGCTGAATATACTCATTACGTTTCTTCATATTCAGCATTGAGAAGATGATGTCCTTTGCCATATTTATCCTAGATTCGAGTGTAATCTTCTTGTCTTGAGACATTATTTTCTTATACTTAATGTTTCTAGCTTTACCAGAATATTTTTTGGTATTCGCAGTTATTTTTTGATTAATAAATGATGTATCTTCTTTACTTAATCTATCAATTCTTAGATCATATTTAAGACACACTTTTTTAACATCATCATAATTGAGAATTTTATCTTTTAATGCATCGTCTAGGGATTCATATATTTCTTTCAAACTGGGTGTAATATCATCAATACAAGAAAAGAATTCTTTTTCATCTAGATGTTTATCAAACTGATATGAAACAAACGAGTCGGCTGCTTTATCCTCAATCGGTTCAGAATCATTAACTACTTTATTTAAAATAGGAACGCGTTGATATGTTTCTTTCTTGAGTAAATTATTATAAGATGCGAGATATCCAAAGATACATTTCTCATATAGATTGAATGTTTTGGTATGAGGACGAACGTCATACATGAATGATAAATACTTATCGGGAACGGAAAGTAATCCGACCGCGTGAATGTGTTGAGGATCTCTTAATCTGGTATAGACTGGTTCTCCAATATCGCTATAATCACTTATCCGATCGTAAACACGATTATTCTTTCTTTCATCAAATGAGAATGGTCCTTGGGGTCCTATACACGAATCATTCTGAATACAATCGCGATAATATTTATCTTCATGATTTTTTAAAAGAATTCCTATTTCTTCTTCCGATTCTAGAATAAAATCGGAGGAATGAAGGATTTTTTTCATAATATCGGTATATGTTCTTAGTCCCAGTTTCTCTTCGGCACCCATAATACCACCCTCTTCATATAATTTTTGTAACTCTTTATATGTGTCTTCCTCATCGCCGTATCGCTTGATATCATTATCAATGATTGGAATCAACCATTTCGGAACAGTATTACCTAGTTTATCGTGTTTCTTATCATACACTAGAGAAACTAAAATATTAATATCATCGAGTATCCTTTCTTGTGAGAACAATTTATTAACCGCATTATAAGAACCGATGATATCTGATAATAAACTTTCTTTGCATTCTTGCTTTGAATAGACTCTGTCCTCTTTTGCTAATTCTTGAATATCCAATTCTATATCTGAAAACACTTCTCTGGTGAGGCGTTTTTTTAATTCTTTGTCATCTTCGGATAAAATCTTTGAATCAAACATCTTAACTTTCTGGATGTCTAAGATTTCATACTCATCGGTTTTGAGTAAGAGAGTCAATCCATCGATACTAAATTGGAGAATATCTTCTTGATCTAGATCATTAATGAGTAAGGCTATTCCATCATCCGGATTGATGCCGGAAACCTGACCGATGAAAATTTTATTTGAGTCTTTCTCTTTGAGAAGCATCATGTATTTATCACCGATCTCAAGATTGGTTCCTTGAAAACCCCACCCATCATCATCTTCATCTTCATAACTTATCGGTTGACCACTAGACCATTCATCTATTAATTCTTCTACTGGTTCTTCTAGAATCATATCTTCTTCTAATTCTTTTTCTTCTTTTTCTACTTCTTCTTCTAAACCCTCCAATCTTTCTTTTAAATCCTCGTTTATTTCCTTAGTCCCTTCTTTTGTTGTGTCTGTGATAACTTCTTCATCACTCATACTTCGTATATTAATTAGATAGATAATTTAATACTTAAAATTATCCATCCAATTACTTATATACCAAAATGGAAGTGATTCAAATTCTGAAAGAGAATCTAATTGATCAGAATCAGTTTCTTAAAGAACATAATATTGTATTTCGTAAGTATTCAAAGGAGAGTTCTATGATCTTGAAAATGAAGGGGAGAGAAAACGATGAAGAATCTTGGACTAGATTCTGTAGAGGATTTATTTATAATCTGAGTGATATGTCAGTTCTGTCAGTCCCACCCGTTAAATCCAATGAACTAACGAAGGAGGAATTCTTCTCTAAAGAATTAAGTGAAAAGAATGTAATTCAGGAATTAGTTGACGGAACGATGATTAATATGTATTATCATAATGATAAATGGAATCTCTCAACAAGGAGTTCTATCGGCTGCAACAATAAATGGGACAACCAGAAATCGTTTCATGAATTATTCAAGGAATGTGGTCAAATCGTAGAAGAATATATGGACAAAGAACTCAATTACTCATTTGTTCTGAGACACAAAGAAAATCGCATTATCACACCTATCACTAGGAATGAACTTATTCTGGTTGAGGTTCACAGAGGAGCTGAAAATATTCCTTTAATGGATTGTAGAAAAGTAGTTGAAGAAATTTGTGAAACAAATGGTCTTAAAGATCTTGGATTTACATTTGTCAAGCAGTTTAAGACAAATCATTATGAAGATCTTGATAAACTATTTCATCTCGCCGATAATATTCTTGTGAAGGGATTTACTATCAAGGATTATGACCTAAATACTCGTTACAAATGGATTTCCCCTTCCTACAAATATCTCGAAGAACTAAAGATTAACACAAATAACAAATGTATGGGTTATCTGTCTCTAAGGAAAAACGGAAATCTTAAGAATTATCTTTCTTATTTTCCGGAAGACAGACACCAATTTAATGAATACAGAGAACTGTTCAGAACGATAGTTGATAAACTATTTAATTCCTATCAGAGTGCTTTTGTTCATAAAACACTTGAAAAAAAAGATGTTGATTATGCCTTGAAGCCTCTAATGTATGAACTTCATAAAACATATCTGGATACAAAGAAACCTACTACTTATAATATGGTTAAGGAATACTTTCATAATCTACCTGTAAAGAAGATTCAGTTTGTTATGAATTATTATTAAAGAACTCTGGATCCAATTTTAACTATTTCATCGTAAATCTTAGAACAATCCTCAATAATGTTGTCTAAAGATTGAACAATCGATGTGACTTTCTGTTCATCGGTCTTACCCTCAATAGCCGGATTTTGAGGATTGACGCCAATCGTTAGTGTGATAAATTCTTCCAAAGGATGAGAACGTTTGTACCCACAGAATGAAATCAAAGACTCATCAGTGATGAAATGTTTCACAATATGAGACTGTAGAACATTACCAAGTGTATCATCCTGTTCGGTAATAATGAAATCAAAAACGTTTTCTGCTTCTTTACCACTGGTATTTGTATGTTGCTTCACCATAATAGTTGTATCCCCTCCTTTCACCATTTGGATAAGATTTTCTTTAACCAACATTAGTTTATCCATCATGATTTCATTTGCCTGAAGAAAGAGATCTTTTGAAGAAAGATAATGCAACGATGTAATACTGAATTTGTATTTATTCGGTTCACCACCAACGTCTCGGTAGAAGTATCTTTCTGATTCGGATAGTTCAAGAGAATGAATATATTTAGTCCTTTCTTCTTCGGTTGTAATACCTTTCATATCACATTTGTCTTTCGCCACCTGTTGAAAGAGTTCATCATTCTTAAGATAAGTGTATGTGGCGTTTGATACCGCACTCCATCTACTATGTTCCTTGCCCGTTGAGAGAGACGGAACACCATAGAAAGATAGTTCCTGAAATGTATCGGGTGTATTGGTGTTCTTAAGTTCAGTAATCATAATATAATTATCATTTCCGTTGAATGGATCAATAAATGGTCTTAAATGATTCCTTTTATCGGCTTTAGGCATTTTCTTTTTAAGATCGTAATTATTAATATCGAGAACAGATAAATCTGTGTCTTCATCAATATCGTCCTTAAGTGGGTAGATATCAAAATCTTCGGTAGTTACGAATTTAAATGGTTCTAGACCGTCATGTTTTACAGAGAGATGGAACAGTATATTGCGATTAAAATTCTTCGGATCAACGAATAGTGGAATTAGAGAGACACGATGGAGAATAAATTCATTATGCAGAGAAGTTTCATTCACTTCCATCTTAATATCCTGTTTCGTCCCTTCATCGGTTCTGAATGCTACTGTCGGGATTTCCGACAGTAGAATTCTTCTAAGACTATTGACTATACTCACATCTAGACCCTTCGTTTCATCTCCAGCTAGAACGAATGACAAATTTCCATCTTCGCTTTGGGGATTTTCGATTGAAAGACTCATAGTTATTTATATATTATAAACTACTTATTTTTTAAATCAAATTTAGTAAAGGGATAAGTTTAATATTGAAAGATATTATTATATCTAATAAATAAATGAGTGATAGAGTATTATTTATCAGTAAAACATGTCCCCATTCTACGAAGATGTTAGTTGGTCTTCATAAGCATCAATTATTAAGTCATTTTAAGATAGTTGACGTTGGAACTATTCCCAAAGAACAAATACCACCCTATGTTCAAAGTGTCCCTTGTTTGGTTTCGGGAAATAATTTAATCAAAGGTGAGAAACTATTTGAGTATCTCAATATGTTTGCTAAGGAAGCGTTGAGTCAGGGTAATCAAGGGGCAAGCGATCAAGCAAATGGTCAAAGAGAAGAAAGAGTTGAACGTATGAATATGCCTCAACAAGGACAGGGACAGCAACAGGGACAGCAACAGGGACAGCAACAGGGACAGGGACAAGGTCCAGGCCAAGAAAAGGACTCAGGTGATTTTGAAGGATGGTGTGATGATGGTGGGTGTTCAATTGGATTCTCTATGATTTCTGAGAGTAACGACGATCATCAAAATAATAAATTACAACAAAACGATTATATGTCTTATCTAGATGACAATGAATCATTAACCGGATCATTAAATGCGACAGGTCAGGGTTCAACACAAAGTGGTTCTACGAATGATGATTTCCAGAAATCTGCGAAGAGAAGTGATATGGACCAAGCTTACGAAAAGATGATGGAAAATCGGAGATAAAGTATTTAAGATATTGCGTATATTCATTTTTAAAAAAAGATACTCCTATTATAAATGACAGATATGAATGATATGAATGATAACTTAAACAATAACCTTTTATCTGTTTTTAAGTCTTTCTACACCGATATGTGTAATGTATTTCCCGAACATGAAGCAGTTCTAAGGGAAAATTATTCTTCACTGGTTGAATTAGAAACAGTTGATATTGAGGAAAATGAAGTCCTCAAAGAATTCTTAATACGAATCCATAAATACAGTAAACTTATTACAGACAAAGATGAAGCTTTATTTGATGAAGATCCTTTATTTCTAACAGACATTTCTTTTAAAGAAATATGGTTATCTAAGATATCTAATGCAACGAAAGAAACGATTTGGAAATATCTCCAGACATTTAGTTTATTAGGTATCGCGTATCATTCTAATATGGAATTAAAGAATGCTTTAGAATCGTTATCTTTGGATAAAGATACCGAAATTAAAGACAAAAGTGTGGCAAAAGAATTAAAGAAAATTAAGAAATTAGGCGAAGAAATACAAAAAGAAATACCTAAAGAAGAGAAAAAGGAGAAAGAAGAGATACCGAAAGAACTGTCTGATATAGAAAAAATTATACAAGGGTCTGAAATAGGAAGAATTGCTGAAGAAGTCTCTAAACAAGTTGATATCGAAGGGATGTTAGAAGGATTAGACGATGATTCTGATATGGGTGAAGTGTTTGGTAAACTATTCTCTGGAGATGGTTTAGGAAAGATTTTCAATAATATTAGTTCAGTTGTGAATGAAAAAATGGAATCGGGGGAACTGAATCAGGATTCATTACAAGGTGAAGCACAGAATATGTATCAATCATTAGGCCAAACCGATATGTTTTCTAACGTTGCACAACAAATGATGGGTCAAGGATCAGGTCAAGGATCAGGAAATCAACCAGATCCGATGAGCATGATGATGGGTATGATGGGTCAGATGGGTCAAGGTTCGGGATCCGATAATTCAGGTAATCAACCAGATCCGATGAGTGCGATGATGGGTCTAATGGGTCAGATGGGTCAAATGGGTCAAGGTTCAGGTAATCAAAATAATAATCAGCCCCTCAATCCCACCCAAGCAAGACTCCAGAAAAAATTAGAAGCAAGGAAGAAAGGCAAATAAATTTAAATTTTTTATTATGTTTCTATTAGTATAATGTATACACCCTTTTGGACGAACAAAATGGATATCCTATATGATAGAAACTACATTTTTGAAATATTTCCTGTGAAAGATTATGATCTAATCAGAAAATTAAATGCGATTTTTCGCTTTGCTGTCTACTACGCGTTAGTTGTGTATTTTTACAATCGCAATACAAACATATTTTACATCCCGATCGTAGTTGGTTTTATCACCTATATGATCTTTCAGAAAAACAAAGATACTCATATTGATACCATTAAGACTGATTTAAGAAATGGTATTGTCTCGCCCGATATTCAAGATTTAAATACTGAATGTAGAGTTCCTACGAAAGACAATCCCTTTATGAATCCTCTATTAGATGATTTTGGGAATGATAAAGCACCACCAGAAGCATGCTCTTCTTATGATAACAAAGGAATTCAGAAAGCGATGAATGATAAATTCGAGTCAGGGCTTTACAGAGATTACACAGATATCTTTAATAATGGTAATTCGCAAAGACAATTCTACACAGTGCCCGGGTCTAAAACCCCTCACGATCAAGGATCGTTTGCGAATTGGTGTTATAAAAGACCACCCACTTGTAAGGAAGGGAATTCAGTGGCTTGTTTGAATCAGACAGGGGGGGCAGGAGGTCCCGGTCCTCCTACTTAGAATCATAATTTCTTATAAATTAAAGATTAATGTAATCTTATAACCAAATTAAAGATTAATGTAATCTTATAACCAAATTAAAGATTAATGTAATCTTATAACCAAATTAAAGATTAATGTAAATAAAAATATATTCATTAATATAAATGAGTGGTTACAGTAACTTTGTTCAAGGAAATGGAAATGCTTTACCAGCCGAAGGTTCTACCAACTGTGTAAATCAAGAAGCAAATAAAGAAGACTTTGTTCTTTTCACCAAGGGATCCATTAACAGCGATCAAGCAACGGTTGACATCGATATTACCCAATCTATGGGCGTTGGTCAGTACGTCACAGATAATATGAACGGATGTGGATGTGAATTAAAAGATGCTCGCGATGTTCAGCTATCCCAACCGATGATTAACTTTGAAGGTGGTAAGGGTTGGATCGGTGAAAAGGGGTGCCTCGTTGATGTTGACACCGGTCTAAGACAAAATGATGATCGTTTAACAAATAAGAGATATTTGAATCAATTGGATGAAAGACCTCATTTAACAACTGGTAATTTTACTAGAGGTTATCATGATGTTAATGTTGAGAGCATTATTCAATCGAGTAACTTTGCGTCAGATGATCGGTCTTGTAATAGTTTGACTGGTGTTACGATTGGTAGTTATTTCACACCGATGATTCCTAAATTAAGAGGCGAAATCCAAGACACCAAATATCTTATCCCCGAGGATTCAATGGAATCGTGGGTTAGAGGTGGATTGCCTTCTAGACAAATGGCACGAAATGAAGATTATTTAAGACGGTGTCAAGAAAAATCATTTTCTTAAATTAAAAGATTAAGTTGTTGTGAAAAATAAATATATTGATGTAATATATATTTATGGAAGTCTTTAAGGCATTTGATGAAAAACAAAATAAATTAGTGAATGATTTATCTTCTGGTCCGGGTATTTATCAAGTCAATAAAGATGTTAAAGCCGGTGAAGTAGTTTTTCCTTGGGCACCAGGTAACAATACATCGTTACAGGGATACGGTGTTGACTCTGATTACATTGATATTGAGAGTGAATTAAACAATCTAAGTCGTCCCTTATCTAAAACCCCTTCCAAGAATTATAATCCAATGGAAAAGTTTGGTGGTAAATCTGTCTTTAAAGGAGATGGGTTTTTTCATGCTCAGTCAACATCTTTGATTAATAATCCGATTGATTTAAAAGAATTTGGTATTAATCGGTTTGAGTGGCCCCAAATTGATCCACAGGCTAACGCGATTGAACCGTTCAAAAGAATAGGTGAAAATTCGGTTCAAATGACGTTGGATAATCACACGACTTTCTGCAAGTAAGTTAAGTAATTTTTATACCTTTATGCTTTACATTCATCACAATCTTCCAAAGAAACATTGTGAGTTGAGTTTTCATATGCTAGGAATATAATCGCTAGAATAGTGAATCCTACCAAGAATCTGATATCAATTAAATTCATCATCTTTCTATTTTTTGAAGAGTAACCCATTATAGTATTACTATATAAAAAAGTAATACCTTAATTAAGTAAAGTATTAATCAAATGACAGATACATATAATTATCTAACCGAAGATATTTATAGTAAGAATAAAGTTCTCTATTACAAAGAAAAACCTATCAGAAAAAATAATTGGCATACAATTCTATCCGAAATAGGATGGTCTAAACTTCATGTGAATTGGATTAAACTATTTAATTCGTATCATCCCAATCCTTATAAAAACTCACAATTTGGTCTATTAGATGTTCCTTCTGATGGAGACTGTTTATTTCACTGTTTAGCGAAAGCATTAAGTTCGACCGGAGATAATTATTATGAATCCGAAGATATACGACAGATGCTTGCAGATAGTATTCATCAAGAACAGTTTGATACTATTATTTCATTGTATAGGTGTTTAAAAGATTCGGACGATTTTGATGAAGAGTGGGATCCATATGAAATTGAAACATTAGAAGATTTTAAAGTTAAACTAATTCAAGGTGGTCACGATTACTGGTGTGATCATATTCTTTTACAATTGATTGTTCAGCAATTAAAACTGAATGTATTTATTCTGGAACAAAATGAATGTGAACACTATTATGAAAAATATTCATTCATGACAACCTATCGTGAAGAATATGATAGTATTCTTCTATTATACATCAATGGTTCTCATTTCCAACTCTTAGGTCATTTTAAAGATACGATGCATCAATTATTTACTCATAAAACATTACCACTTGAGATTAAGAAATTATACGAAATAAATCCTTAACCACTTGAGATTAAGAAATTATACGAAAGTCATGAATAATGATAAATAATAAAAATAGAACGTGTAAGAATACTTTAGACTAAAAAATATATATTATTTATAGTATAAGATTAATGGAAGGTCCAATTTTTTTAGCATTATTAGCAGGTGGTTATCTATTAAATAATAAGAAAACTCATTCGGTGAATACAACTGTACAACCACCTATGTTTGATGAATCGCGAACAAGTGTATATGATGTAAATAATTTTAGAGATGCTCAAAGATATGAACAACAATTAGTTCAGCAAAATTTTGATCAATCATTACAACCAACATCAAATAAAGTAAGCGAACATTCAGGAAAAGATAAAACACTACAGGCAAGAACAGATCTGAAGGAAGGATTTGATGCTAGTTCATTTAGTGAATTACTCGGGATTGATATAGGTGAAGAGCTGTTTGGTTCAGATGATAGAGGTGTCACGATGACACCCTTTTATAGCAGAGAACCAGCACAAAGTGATTTGGGTGATAGTCGTAATTTATCTTTAGCACAGGGGAGAGACCCTAGATATGAGTTTGGGAGAACGAAAAGAGAAGTTGAAAGATCTTCTTTAACTGGTGGTCCTCAAGCATACGGAAATCCGTTTGGAATGCAGGATACTGGAGCAGCGATGGAACAAGACAGATACATTCCGGGTATGTACAGAACAGATGAAAGAGCATTTGAACAGGAGAGAGTCCCTCATATCGCAGAAGCATCAGATATTAACAGAGATGTGGATTTATTGTATGCACAGAGAAATTCCATAGATAATACAAGAACATTAAGTAATCAAAAAGTATCCTTTGGTGGTAAAGTGTTGCCTGGTAAAGGAGTTGATGAGAGAGGTAAAATTGGTCAAGTCTTTAAGCATCAACCGGACAAGGATTATGAAAACACAGCTGATAAATGGTTGGTCACAAATGGCGCCACAGTTGCTAAGACTCTAAGGCCGGAACATATTATTAAAGAAACTAATCGTCAGCATTTACATAGACAGGATATGGGTCCTCTCTTTAGTTCAGGTGAGTATTCTTATAAACCCAATGAAAAAAGACCCAATGTGAAAGAGTCGGATAAACAGCAATTAGAATCGGACACATTTAGAAATCTCGGTGCTGAGAATAATTGGAACAACGATTTTAATAAAGATAGTTATGTAGTCTATCCCAACGAGAGAGAAATTACCAGCGAGAGAACGTATGAAGGGAATATTAATTCTGTATACAGTGCTCAGACATCGGATTTAATGGATCCGGTGAAAACAACGTTGAAAGAAACAACATTAGATCCTAAGAATAATGGCTACGCAACGACAGTTACGACACTACCTACCGAGAGATTACAAGATGATGTTAGAACGAATAAGAAAGAAACATTACTATTTGATCATATTGGGAATGGATCATCATCTGTTCCTCAAGAAATGGCATCGGATCAATACTTCCGTGCTGATCTCAATCCTAATAAAGAAATTATTTCCCAGGGTCGTTATCCCACACCTGAATCAACCAAAGTTACGAATGGTATGGATACGATTAATATGGATATCCAAAAAATAGAAGATGATTACTTTAATCATAGAATCATGAATCCCGATAAGGTTTATCAAGAGATTCCTACTGAAATGGAATGTATGTATACGACCGATAAAGATCGATTGGATGATTCTAAGATTTCGGCAAGAATTGAGGGTAATTTATTAGATCCGTTTAAAGAAAATCCTTACACACAATCCTTGGCATCTTTTGCTTATTAGCTTATTAAGTAATTAAGTAATTAAGTTATTTACTAATTATCAATTAAATTTTAACCTTTTCTTATAATATATGACAGAATACAAACGATGGGTCCCTGTTATCCTTTTTAGTTTCTTCTTGTTAGTGTGTTACACTCTATCATTAAGATATAAAACAGAATCATTCTTTAGTGAATCAGCAGTCTCTCCCTTTTCTTTACCTGGTTCGGGGTTACAAATAAACTATGAAGAGAATGAATGTTTAAATGATATATCTTGGACGTCCAACGATATTACTTGTGCTGATTTATCTTCAAGTGATCCACGATGTAATTTTGTGGATGTTAATGGTTTTAGTGGGTTCGAGAAGTGTCCTAGAGCGTGTGGTAATTGTCAAGATCAATTATTTCCCGGTGACAGCTTGAATTCCACAATGGAATCTGCTCCCGATGCTCTCTATGATGGTGAATCCGGTGAAATGGTGGGTGAAATTTCACAATACAGAGGGAACATGACACTCGTTAATGATAAACGATTGTATGAAGTGAATGAAGAATTGAGTCAAAGAATTGATGATTTAGAAGCAAGTATAGAGGATATGATTGATGGTGTTTATGATGATGTGATGTTAGGAATTGTTTCTCAAGATAAACAATATGCATCCCAAATTAAAAAGTTAAATCCGTATGATGGAATCATAGATAAAACTTCTACAATCTATCCAAATATAAGCGATGGTGGCTTTACTAATGGGAAATCAGATTATCATGGTTTTAATAACAAATATAATTTTACAGGGGTTGATGGAGTATCTGACCCTGTCGTTGACAAAATATTCACATCTGCCGCCGTTTTAACGGATACAACTGCTTATGATAATCTTACTTTTATGTATGATGATAAGTATTTAAATTTTGGAGCAAGAGAATTTAATGATCCTCAAGATATAACAGATGTGTGTATTAGTGCCGAAGTGAATGTAGAGCGACTAGGTGGTGGAGCCGATTTAACAGATGACTTTGGTTTAGAAACTATTATCAGTGGCGACGCTGTTATACAACGTCACGCTGAAGAGGGTGAAAATGAAGACTGTAGGCGGGGATATTTATTATATGGGACATTAGGCACCTTAAATGATCGCGATGGAGAGCCAGAAGGAAGTTGTTTTGATAGATATGAACCAATGCTCGACGATGATCCTACTAATGGGACAGACAAATATATCTTTCCAACAGATGATGGTAGTGGTATGGAAATATTCACCGATGTCCTTGTGACCGGAGAGACAGGAGATACAGGAGAGACAGGAGAGACAGGAGAGACAACCCTGCCAGCCACACAAAGTGATTTGACTGATGATACTTGTAATTTTAAAAAATGCATTAATGCTAGTCGTCACCCTAAATTTAAATTATACAAATGGGTCTCGGGAGATGACGATAAAGGGGTTATGATTCCCATAAGTGGTGATACAGATGAAAACAATGATCCAATCAATTGTTATAATTTAGGAAAAGATTTACAAACTTATATAGGCGAAGAACTGGATGGAGATAACTCACAAAGTATTTATACCGAATATACTCCCGATATAACCACTCCAACTATCTATGATAAAGAAAAAAGATGGATGACTTTATATGAAAGATGTCCTATAAGAACTAATAATTACTGTAAGGGTTTAACAGTTTCCTTGTTGCGCGAGGCCGCCACCACGATCGCGGCATCAGATGTTGTAGGCACACTAACGACAGTCCCTGAAGATTATAGTATAGAAGATGAAGGTCCGAACAGCGACAATGATAATTTTGATTATTTAAGTAACATTTCAAACGAATCTAACGGACTACTAAATAAAATGAAAGAATACACGACCAAATTTACCGACCCGGACGCAGGAAATTAATTATCTATATAAATAGTAGAATGAAGTATCTATTACTAATAGGAGTAGCAATGATCTGTATTTTGTATTACCATACCATTGAAGGACTGATTAACGATCATTATAAAATAAAAATACCCATCTATGTGGAATTTTTAGAAAATGGTAATCTTAGTAATTCCGACACGTGTTTGGTTGATGGGACAGCAGCGACTACAGGGGCTACAGGGGCTACAGGGGCTACAGGGGCTACAGGGGCTACAGGGACAGGGGCTACAGGAGCAGTGACTACAGGAGCAGTGACTACAGGGACAGCAGCGACTACAGGAGCAGTGACTACAGGGACAGCAGCGACTACAGGAGCAGTGACTACAGGAGCGGTGACTACAGGAGCCGTCGATCCCACCCAACAAGTCCTTGGAGAAAATTGCGAAGCAAAATTCTATATTAAAATAACAGATATAACAGATAAATTTACAGGCAAGTTTCAAGATACTACATATATACATGGAGATCACAAAGATGAAATCCAAAAACTTATGAGAAAACCTAAAGCCGAATATATTAACAGTATTAGAGAATATTTGAATAATACTCATCATATATTACCCCGCCAATTGAATGATATATTTCCTATTGAACAGGAGACAGCTCCACCTAGAAATCTTTCTTCTACCGAACTAGATGACAGAACGTATTATATTTATATAAATATCCGAATAAATGATTATCTAAGATGTTTTACTAATCAGTTATTAGACAATATAAATGATAAAAATGCCCTTAATAAATTAAATAATATTACATTTGATATCCTCTATAATGAAGATACACACTTATTATACGCAGACATATTTACTTTAATTAAACATATAGATCCGGTTAAAATAAATAAATATCAAACTATTATCAATAATTACAAAAATACCGATAATGACGGTAATAACGATGATGATGATACGCTAAATGCTACTCGTTCAGAACTACAAACATTATGTGATTCTATTTATTCTGAAAATGTCGGTTGCTTAAATCAGTATGGTGTGGGTCTATTACGTAATAATGAAAATCTCATGCCATCAATATCATATAATAATTACTGTTCTGCGAATACCAATCATTCAATTTGTATGAATTTGGATTATGAAAAATGTGTTAATACTACGTAATTAAAAAATATTCTTTTACAATAAATGAGTAAAGATGTTAAAGCCAATGATGTTGAAATTAAAGAAGGTTCTCATTCAGATTTTATTCAGTTCCTCTTCGGTCAAGAACCAAAAGAGAAAGACTCTATCAAATTAGAAATCCCCGATATCCCTCCAAATAAGAATATTCATCTTCACATCTATGAACAACTTCTTCAAATATTTGTTGATGGATTGAAGTTCTTCTATTCAAATGATGAAGGTAAAGTTGATGTTACGAAATTGAGTATAGATGATATCACTAAGATACAGAAGTATTTTGAATCCATGAATTTCTTGTCAAAAGTGGATGTTTTTGAATTAATGAATTATGAATTTAAGTTTCCTGATTATTTTAAAAATCAAGAAAAAATTAAAACTGATACAGTTCTAAATGAATTCTTTTATGAAGTTCAAGGAAAAGATACAAAGATGTATCGGATTACCTTTGATTATTTATAGATAAATTATGATATATTCATAATAGATTCATAAATGGAAACTTTGAAAAATTTAGAAGAATTAGATAAACTTGATTCAGAAAAAGAATTCTTTTTTACAAAGATAGATGAAAGGTATCTATTAAAAGAAAAAATTAAAGATCTGGAATGTATCGTAAAATCATTGAGAATAGAAAATGAACGCCTCATTGATGAAAATATCAAGCTTATCGATGAGACAAAAGATAGAAAAAATGATAGAAAAAATGATATTCACAGATAAATGTTATAAAGATAAATTACTCTATTTGGTTTAAAGTGATGTGTAACAATCCCGAATGTAAGTGTACATATTGTAAGAATGATAATTATGATAGAATGATTGGTGATCATTTGAGAGAATGTCTTGATGAGATTAATTTATTTATCAGTCCTGCTATAGATAAAAACGACCCAGAGCTATATCGCTATGGGGGGTTTGATGAAGAAGGATATTATAATGCTATTGCGATTACTGCAAAAGAGCATTTAATTAAATTACACCAGATAACTAATAAGATAAATATAAATGAAGGAATCCCAATAACTGGAACAAATAATGATGGTATAAAATCTAAAAATAATATATTATGATAAACATTAATGGATGATATTAATGTCCCCGTCTTTGCCCAGGCGAAATTAGAATACACGAAGCAACTCATTGACTTAATGTATAGTCATTTTAACGATGGTATTACGTCTATCTACGATGAAAGTAAAGTGATTTATTCAAATAGAACGGGGACACCTGTTTTAATTATCTTTCGTTCGTTGTTAGAGAAGGTTCCACTGTGGAACAGCGAAATAATTGATTCGGAGACTGATAGAATTATGAGATCATCTAAATGTGATTGGTTAGATGATTTGATAACCGCAGTATTTATTAGTCACACGAGGATCTTAATGTCAATCGGTCCGAATCAATCCTTTAAGAAAATTAATGTGACCATTCCAAAAACGACTTCATTCGTTCACAAGACATACATTAATATTGCGAGAGAAATATGGAAGAATCCGTATCTTTTTAATGAAAATGTGCCCGGTCACGAATATCAGCGTAATATGAAAAATGTCGAAGACATGATTAAATTAAGTATTGAAGACACAATTAGAAGAGAACTCCCTGTAAAAGACATCTTAAGAGAACATCTGGACACATACGACAATAATGATAAGGTAGATATTCAAATGATTATGAATGAATTAAAGAAATCGCAGAATTTGAATGAAGCCCTGCAACGCGGTAAAGAAGATATAGAAGAAGAAAAAGAAGAAGAAAAAGAAGAAGAAAAAGAAGAGACAGATGATATAGAAGTAAAGGATGATACAGATGAGAAAGGGGGGTCCGAAATATTTGACGAACCATTAGAGCCATTAGAGCCACCCTTAGATTCACCCTTAGATTCACCCAAACCAAATGACGAATTACCGAGTGTTTTCCAAGATAATTCGCCTAGAGAAGATGTAAATCCCGAAGAAATGAAATATGATAATGTTGAAATCGTTGATGAAGAGGTGAAACAGGATCAATACGCTAATCCTTATAACGATCCGAACGATCCATCTGTCGATGATATTAAAAAGAATACCCACGATTTAGTCCTAAACGATATTACTATGCCCGTGTTCGATGAAACAGAAGTTAAAGAAACTGAACCAAATAGACCAACTGAACCAACTGAACCAAATAGACCAACTGAACCAATAGTTATAGAACCAACAGTAGAAAAATTAGGATTCTTTGATGATTTAGTTGATAAAAAAGATGAAGATAAAAAAGATGAAGATAAAAAAGATGAAGTCACTGTTGTTAGAAGAGACGAAAATGAGAATGTGATTGATACTCCTAAACTAGTGTCCGACAATGTTAAGGAAGAAGTGACAGAAGATGTTAAGATGTTTTCATTTGCAAATTTGTATCCCAATATGAAGGGTAAGGGAAAGGTTGAAGAGATCACCAAATTAGATGATGATAAAGAAGTTAAATCATCTTTACCATCGTTAGATGAAGATAATGTGACGGAAGTTTCTCCTGAATTAAATGAACAAGTTATGAAAGAAGTAATGACACTTGATAAAAAGACAGATGATATAGATGAAACAGAAACGTTAGATAATTTCTTTAATGAAATCAAGGAATTAGCGAGTAAAAGCGATAAGAGTATTACGATAGATGATACGAAAGAAGAATCGTATACATTTTTTGATTGATTAATTGACTAATTAATCAATTAGAAAATATTCGTGAGAAATAATGAGTCTAATCTAAGAATTTAATTTATTCTGATTACTATATGATTGATACTCCCATCGGATTTAGTTTAATTGGTAGCATAACTGTTTGTGTGATCGTTTATTTTATCTTAAAAGAACAAAATAGATACAGTCAAAATCGCGAGGACATGCGTAATGATTTATTAGGTTTATTTGTTGTCATTTTTGGTTCTTTATTTTGTATCAAAATGTTCTGTGGTGAAACGATTAGTCACGGAACTCAATTAGTTCCCAAATCATTGGATTTTAAATCAAGTAAGTGTCCTTTTTAAAAGAATTCTTTTATCTAATTTTAACCCAATGAATAGAATAACTTTTTAGGAAACATATTCTTTTTAATACGATAATCACTGAAATAATCATGAGTGATTATGTCTCTAGGATGACTATTTTTAGCATCTTTAGAAATCTTAACATACAATTTAAAATTATCATCTTCTTTATCAAGTCTGACACCGTTCTGATCGGTTGCTACATATTTCAAAAATCCAATCAAATCATCATATTTTTCTTCCAATTCATCATCATCTACTTCATCAATTTCATCATCGTAATTGTATCTTATTTCATCTAACATCGTTATCGCTAGGCGACACAAATCAAAATAAGGACTCGGTTCAGAACCATCTTTAACGGGCATAAACGGCACCGAAGATGAATACTTATATTGTCCTTCGGCTTCACCAAATTTAGAGAAGGCATCATTTAGGAATAGTTTCTTCTTAAAGGTCAATACAGATCTCCCGAAATCAATTATTTTAAAGATCTTTCCATATGTGGGGATCTTGTAATAAATATTGTTGAATTTGTAGTAGATAAAAGTTTTATCAGTTTCAGAATACATAATATTATTAATATGAAGATCATTGTGAGTAAATGCGAAATGTTTCTGAAGATAAGCTAATGCAAAGGCTATTTGAAAGATACACGATTTTAATACGTCTATTGATAGATCATCTTGGATAACGTCTTCGAGTGTTCCTTCCAATTTCTCCATAAATAGAAGGATTGTTGGACACTTCTTTAAGTTAGCGACATAACTATCACCATTAGAAGAAGCAGATGATCTAGATGATTTGGAAGATCTGGATGATCTAAGGGATGATTTATCATCGGATACATCATCTGTATAGCAATCAATACTGAATGTTTTTTCATTTAACTTAGTGAATTCCGGATGATCCTCAAATTCATAGAATTCTTCAGTAATATCATACTTATGATCTCTTAAACCATTCATAGAACCGTAATAAATAGGAAAATTCGGTAGAACGTCTTTTTGTGTTAACTCGCTAAGAAGAAAAGAACAAAAGACATCTATATATGCCATGTTATCCATATTATTAACTTTGCTCTGTAGGTTATAGGAATAGTTTGAGGGTAAAAATGGATTCCGATGATAGTAGGTGTTGTAATTATTTAGGATAGTATGTATTGGATCAATTAAAGGAATACTTTTACAAAAGAGTTCTTTTTCTTCGTATAATCTTTCATTTGATTGATACGTATCGCAATTTACAATCATATTTGAATTATAGGGTCTTTCTAAAACGATATCTAGAATTCTATTTACATAAAAATTCCTTTCAAAGTCTATCCGCTTATGAGAATTCTTAGAATTATGAATGTAAAAATAAAGAGACATAATTGGAAAGAAGAATTGGGGATACTCTAATGATATAATTTTCCTTGAATCAGAGAAAAGTTTATTGCTATCTCCCTTAGTCCATTTACGATATCTTAGATTCATTTCCTGATTCATATGATTCATTTATCTACTGAGTGATACAATAATATTTAAGTTTAAACTTAAATTTTTTTATTACGCAAGTGTATATATATAAATATGGAAATTCAATTGCGTAAGTTTGATATGAATCTTATTAAAGATGATAAAGTGGTTGTTTTAATTGGTAAGAGAGAAACTGGTAAATCATTTTTGTGTCGTGATTTACTGTATCATCACAGAGACATTCCGTGTGGACAAGTTATATCGGGAACAGAAGCAGCCAATGAATTCTATTCAAGTATGGTTCCCAAATTATTTATTCACGAAGAATATCAAGGTTCGGTAATTCAGAATGTTCTTAAAAGACAAAAATTAATGATTGAAAAACTTAAAAGTAATTCTAATATAGATCCTCGCTTGTTCTTAATCTTAGATGATTGCTTATATGACAATACATGGGTGAAAGATAAGAATGTTAGATCACTATTTATGAACGGTCGTCACTACAAAGTTCTATTCATTATTACGATGCAGTATGCTTTGGGAATTCCGCCGAACTTAAGAACAAATATTGATTATGTATTTATTCTTAGAGAAAACTATGTATCAAATAGAAAAAGATTATATGAACACTATGCGGGAATGTTTCCCACATTTGAGATGTTCTGTCAGGTGATGGACCAATGTACCGAAAACTTCGAGTGTTTGGTTATAGATAATAATTCTAAATCAAACAAATTAGATGATCAGGTCTTTTGGTATAAAGCGAGTGAAAGAGGAGACTTTAAAATCGGAGCAGAAGATTACTGGCAGTATTCTCAATCAAATTATGTAGATCAGGGGAAAGAAGAAGCGCCAAACGGTTATAAAAATACATATGTTGTGGACAAGAAATATTAACAAGAAATATTAACAAGAAATATTAACAAGAAATATTAACAAGAAATATTAATAAGGATTTATTGGGCAGCAGATTTAATCGCTTCACCTAATTTATCGGCACTTCTTTCATTCACAGCCTTTGTGTCAACCTTTCCATCATGTCCTTCCATTTCTAAGATGTATGACGGGAAACCCTTAACTTTATATTTTTCTACCATATCTTTTCTCTTATCGGTATCATAAAGTAATACCTTAACCATCGTTCCGTTGACCATTTGACCGTGATATTGTTCGATTACCTTTTCAAAATCGGGTCTTGCTTTCTTAGAGTATCCACACCAGGGAGCAAATAACATAATTAGACGGACTTCTTTATATTTCCCTTGACCTGACCCTTGGCCTTGACCCTGACCTAGAGGACCTGGACCACTGGGTACTCTACCAATCGTTTTGGCAGGACCAGCGAGACCAGCAGAACCTACAGAATCCATTTGACCTAGACCCACCATTTGTTTATCTAGAACAGTATCCAACTTACCAGCGGTCGGTCTGTCGATAACAACTTGACCCGATATTGGTTTAAATGTATCGATTGAAGCTTTACTTCTTAAACTAGGATCTAACAGAAGATAATCACCGTCAGTCTTAATCGGGGATCCACTTAAAACCGCATATTCTTCGGTCATTGAAGGAGGCGCCGCCATTTTCATTTGAACCGGTTTCATATTAGGATCACCCATCATTGCTGTTTCCCGTGAAGGAGCGACTCTAGTGGGAGATCCCGAATCACCCGGAGAAGCAAATGGATAATCAGAATATCCTTCGGGGAAGCTATTATTCATACATTCAACAATCAAAAAAAATGCTAAAATCATCAATATCGCAATACAATTATCATCAACCACTTTACCCATAATCCTCATTTTATATACTACCCTACATTTTTTTTATTATAAGATTAAATCATCCAATTTCCAGTATTCATAACCATTTGAGTAAGGTCGTTTAATGATAAATGGTATTTTACCCTTGTTTAGTTCTTCTAGAGCAATTTCATAACACTGAGTATATCTTTCATGGTTCGCGATTAACGGTTTGGAACCATCGCTAATTTGTTGTGCCCTTTCTGAAAGAACTCGTGTTCTTTCATATTTCGTAAGATTTGGGGAAGTTTTATTCTTTCGTTTATTTGCCGAATAATTCTTCATGAACTCTATACAGTCTTCATCGTTACTTTCAATGATAATTTGTTCCGATTCTTCAAAATCATTATCATCTATCTCAAAATCGTCCATCTTTACTAATACTATATAACTTAAAAAAAGAAATCAAATTTTTAAATTGTTTAAAAGTATAAAATGATATAGATTAGCTATAGGATTGATCACTTACTATGATTTACCCACTGCTGACCACAGTGATTACAGATATACATAAAATACATATTATCGGCGTGATACTTCATATAAGTAATTGATGATTCTTTTTCCGGACATTCAGAGTTTAAACACTTGATATTCTGATTATTTTCAATCTTGGGTAGTGTTATGTCATGTGTTAGATACGGATTGGTATTGAGATATTCGCTACGATCTAGTTTTTCAGTGGTGTTATTATAGATGCAAATTGTTTCATCGGTGAAATCTCTCTGAAATCCACAGCATTTGCAGAGATACTTAATTTTGTTTTCCTTATCAGACACGACCGTCATGAGATTAAAACAATCGTCACAAAAGTCTTTATCGTCTGTATTCATAGTTTCTTGATATAAAATATATATATATTAATATCAAATTTTTAAATAATTATAGTTCTTCTAGAACTTTAATGAGTTCACTATAATTCATCCTTAGTGATATATGATATACGGATATAGTCACATTTTCCACAGTTGTTTTCTCTTTAGAGAGTTTAATATATTTTTCTAAGAGTCTGTTCTTATTTTCTTGAATATGGTTTTTAATCACTTCTTGAAAACATTCATATCCGGTTGGTGGATCCGTTCCATTTCTTATAATAAGAGTTCTTAATGTTTCATATTCGACACAACTTCTATATTTCACATTAAGTGGTCCGTTAGAGTTTCCATATCCCGGTTCTTGCTTAATTGGATCATTGGTTAATAGCGATTGGATAGATATAAGAACACTCGTAATATCCATTACAGTTGTCCACTGAGGACCCGACCATGTCCCCAATAATGATAGACACACTTTACCCAAATAATCTTCGTTCGGTCTTCCAGTATACAAATTGGGATGAATACGAATACTGCCTCTCGAAAGATATAGAACTTTTGGCGGGGCGAATGGGTAATTTGTAGGGAAATTAATCTTAAAATATAATAATCCACCTTCATAACATGTATCTTTAGGTCCGATTATTAAAGCGTACGCTTCAGTAATATCATTCTCATTAAATTCAACATAGATACCATTTTTATTTAATTCGTTGCGCTGGACTGCTTTTATATCTTTAGAAAGAATTCTTTTAATGGATGCTGGGGGCATTATTGCTTTACTAGAATAGATGAATTTATGCTTAAATAAAAAATCGGTCTCTTAGATATAAATTTATGACTGTTTAAATTGTGCTCCTTTTTAATAAATTCATCAAGTTTTCATATTTAACTCGTGAATAGACTATAATAATAATCAGATATCGCAATATACACCGCATTCGAGGTCAACAAATTTGATTTAAAAATAAAATATTAAGTATTAATTATTAGATGGGAAAAGAAGGAGGAAAATTAGCCAGTTTTCTTTCAAAATATGAAAAAATCGACAAAAGTGAGAGAATTACTCATACTGGATTAAAGGGTGGAAAATGGCAAATACCTTCTGATAAGACAAAGAAATTGTATAAATGTATTGAACATGATTATTCTAAAAAGATTCCCTTACCTCTCCTCGTTGAGAAAATGGGAGATAATTTACCGTTTCTAATTGATCTTGATTTTAAATATACAGATGAAATCAAGAATAAAGCATATAATAACAATCTTGTAACTCGGTTTACTGAATACACGTTTAGTGTCCTAAGTGATCACATTGAGCTAACATATGAACAATCCGAAGCATTGATCTTAGAAAAGAAAAGACCATATCTAGTAAAAACTCAAAAAAACAAACAGAATAAGTACAAGAGTAAGGATGGTATTCATATTGTCTTCCCCAAGATTATCATGAATAAGGAAAAGTATCGGTTCGTGATTGACACATTGTTTGATATGAATATCATTAACCAAATCTTTGAGGAAGAATCAGATATCACTCCCTCTAATCTACCGGAAAATACGATCCTTGATAGCAAGTTTTCGGGTTGGCAACCTTATCTATGTTCTAAAGAAGGGGAGGAACCATATCTTCTAACAAATGTATATCACATCTATGAGGGGAATGCGACGAAACTGAATGAAGCAGAAAAAGAAATTAAATACACCAACCTCAAGGTTATGAACAAAATCAGTCTTAATAAGATTGATCTAAATGATACTCTTGAATACAAGGAGATCTTTACAAATGAGTTTAAAAAGAAAATGACTAGAGTATCTAGTATTGGTAGTATGAGTATGAGTAGTAGTTCAGGAAGTCTGAGCTCTACCATTAATGAACTCAATGAAATAACGGAATCTCTTGAAGAAATTAATCCATACAAGCAGAAAAAGATCTCGCAGAAAGTTAGTGAAGTCCTCCAAGAAGTAGAACTTAATCTAATGAAATCATTTGTAACGTGTCTTTCTAAGGACAGAGCAGATGATTATGGGAGATGGCTAGAAACCGGTTTATGTCTTTATAATATTGATCAAAGACTCTTTGAAGCGTGGAATAAATTCAGTCAGCAATCTGATAAGTATGATAAGAGTGGATGTTTCAAGAAATGGATATCTTTTCAAACGGCTCATACAACTAATCCTCTAACAGTCTCATCACTGTATTATTGGGCTAAATTGGATAATGAATACAAATATAAAAAGATAATGGAAGAGAATCTTTCTAAGATTATTGAATGTAGTATTTATGCGGGTCCTGATGCAAACTTTCGTATTTGTGAGGTGATTCATAAATACTTTGAGAATCAATATATTTCAGTTGATATTGAGAATGAATGGTATCAGTTTAAGGGAGATAAACATCGCTGGGATACAACCCTAAAAGCAACTGACTTGAAGATGGGTATTCATAAAGAGATTTATGAGATTTATCATCAGAAGCAATTGGAATATAGGGTGAAAACTGGTTCATCCGATCCGAGAGAAGCAAAACAGGCACAAGGAGATCATGATATGTGTGCTGATTTCTGTAAGAAACTCCTTAAAGAATCTTATGTTAGGACTCTGATTGATGGTCTGGGTCATATGTTCTATGAAAAGAAAGTCATTGAGAAGTTTGATGAGAATGTTAATCTTCTTGGTTTTGAGAATGGTGTCATTGATCTTAAAACATATGAATTTAGGGAAGGGAGACCAGATGACTATATTACGATGAGTACCGGTCTAACACTACCCGTTGATAAAGAGGATCTACCTATCTCATTTGATAAATTGTGGGAAAAGACTAAACAGGTTCCGCATTTTAATATCTTTAATCGCGACATCCTACAATTCATGGTTCAGGTTTTCCCTGATACAGAAGTTCGCAATTATGTTTGGCGATGGTTGTCCAAATGTCTTTCTGGTGAGAATCGTGATCAGGGATTTTACATTTGGAATGGCGAGGGATCAAATGGTAAATCTGTTCTTATCGATTTGATGAACAAGATTCTGGGTGACTATGCTGGAGGTCTCCCGGTTCAGATGATCACGAAAAAGCGAGGTGCAGCTGAAGCAGCGAATCCAGCTATGGCCCAAACAAAGGGGAAGCGTCTGATTGTAATGTCTGAACCAGAAATGGGTGAAGAGATTAATACGGGTCTTATGAAAGAGCTAACTGGTGGTGATAGGATTAAGGCTAGGCATTTGTTTAAGGAATGCTTTGAGTTTATCCCTCATTTTAAGATGCTTACGATGTGTAACGCTCTACCGCAAATATCTGCGGATGATCATGGCTCTTGGAGGCGTATGGAAGTTGTTCCATTCGTATCTACATTCACAGATGATAAAAAACGGGTCAATCCTGAAAGAGATATTTATCCTATGGATAAAACAATCAAAGAAGATAAATTCGAACACTGGTCTGAAATCTTTATGGTGATGCTTCTTATGGAGTGGATGAAATATGATAAAGAGGGTATTGACATCCCTGAAAAAGTTAAATCCGCCACCAAGGATTATCGCAATGAGAATAATGTTCTGGGTCAGTTCATTGATCTGTGTGATGAAGTGGACAATAATGAAAATGACGACGGTTCTGAAACCGCTCCCACTGATTTTGAAGACATATTCTATCAGTTTACGGACTGGATTAAGAAGGTTGGTCACAAACCACAAGACAAGAAGAAGACCATGGCTGATATGATTAAGTGGCAACGCAAGTCTAAATTCGGCATCCAGATGGGTAAGCGTAAGAGCGATAAATGTGTGAACGGCACAACACAAGATCCGAAATTCAATCTGAAATACACACCCGAATAAGAAGTTAAATGAGTTAAATGAGTTAAAGTTAATCTACTATTATCATATATCTAGTTTAGTAAAAGAACCAAATAAGAATAGTATAATAAGTTAAATTTGATTCCAAATAATCTATTTTTTACTATATACAAAAATAACAATGGGAGCAGGAGATAATAACGGTCATAACTACGGAGGACTTCACAGTGGCTGTGGAAAGGGTGGTCGCAGGGGGCCTTATTCAGCTGCGGGATTTCGACCCAACACCGAGATTTCTCATTTGGATTTCCTAGAAGGAGATGTAGTATATTACATCGGAACTCAAAAACATAATCGCAATAGCGAAAGACTTATTAAAAATGGTGATATTGGGAGTGTGATGCTCAAGGATAAAACTGATAAGCGTGTACCTCGTTCTAAGATTAAGGTGGATTTTGGTGAAAGGGGAATTTGCTATGTAGAGAAAAAACTCCTCCAACACGAAGATGATTATGAGATTTATCTAGATGAACTTCTAGATAAGGATAGTTTGAGTGAAGGATTCCAGAGTTTCCGTGTTGAGTTTCGTAAGGAAGAGGGGTCAAAAGAGACAAAGGCAAGGAAAGTCAGGGAAGAAGAAAACCTTGTAAAGCGCGCAGAAAAGAAGAAGTTCCTAGAAAAGAAGAAGTTGTTCAATCATGTTTCAAAGCTTCAGATGGAGACGGATATTGAGGCTTGTTCTGAAAATGGATCAGAAAATCGGCGCATCGAGCGTCTCATTGCGATGCAAAAAGAAGAAATGAGAACATTTTCAGTTGATTCACCCGAATATCTAGAGAAGAAGAAATCTATCAAGGGGCTAAATGAAGAACAGCAATATCTTAAGAAGAAAAAGACTAAGCTTGAGCATATGTATGCTCAGGGAATGTATGTTAAGGATGCTCACTCTCCCGAAACATTCTATAAGAAGGTTGAAGAATTCACTAGTTATTAAATCATCACTTTAAATTTATCATTAATCTGTATCATAGTATCATTATAGGATTTAGTAATTATCTCTTTTTTTTCTTCTTCACTAATATCAAACTGAATTGTTCCTACATCTAATATGATCTGAATTGTTCTAGAGAGATACTTATCATATGATACTGAACTAATACACGCTAATTTTAGAAGAAAGGGTATGATAGGATACTCACTTTCTTCAAATCTTTTGATACCCTGACAAATATTGATGCATAAATATTTATCAGAATCTAATGCTTCTATCGGTAGATTTCCATTCACCCCTCCGTCGACATAGTAATTATCATTATACTTTATCGGTTTAAAAAATGTAGGTATTGCAGTTGTCATCAATAATAGTTGTAATATAGATAGATCCGGACTGTTACTATGATCAAATATTTCGACTTGCTGTCTATTCACATTGATACATTTCACAGAGATCTTTATCTGTGTATATTCGTATAATTCTAGTAATGTTAGATCCTCCTTCTTGAATTTATCTCTAATAATGGTTCTAGCTGGGATAGTTACTTTACTATGATCAATTAATCCCATATCATTCAATAATGAATCTATGTCTATATTCTCTAGATCTAATACTTCTAGGAAATTTACTTTCAGGATGCATTCATAACAAACCCTTTCACTTACTCCCAGTAGCAACATAATTGTGTAGAAGAATCCAATCGAAACACACGATATATGTTTAATTCCCTTTAAGTCGGGTGAAAGTATTCCTTTTTCGTAGAGAGCTCTAAAAATACCTATGAATGCTATTACTTTTGTACTGGCCCCCGAGATAACTAATGTATCAATCGGATCAATCGGATCAACTTCTTTTTCATTATTCATTTTACTAATGATACATACTTTTTCTTAAAATATTTATCTAAACTTAACTATTATGAATCCTCAAATAGATATGAATGAATTAGATTTTGAAGCAAAGAAAAAAAATATGAAGAGATTAGAAATCTATAATAAAATACTAATGGATTGTCATAATAAGATTCGGTTTAATTCTAAACTTGATCGCAAGTATTGTTTTTTCCTGGTTCCTGAATTTATTTTTGGAACACCTCTTTATGACATCGAAGAATTAAGAAATCACGTCATGAATAGTTTACAAAAGAATGGGTTTCAGTTGATGTATATTCATCCGAATTGGTTGTTTATTTCGTGGACTACCGAAATAAACTCTGCGAAAAAACAAATTAAAAAAGTAAAAGAAGTATCAATGGATTACAGACCTATTGAAGAGTATCGTCCCACGGGGACAATGAATAGATTAGTCTATGATGATGCGACTCTATTGTCTATGCACGATAAGACAAGACAACTTAATATCTAATTAATATGATCTCTTACCTAACTGAAACATTAAGTCGTGTGATATGAGTAAAAAGATGCCAGTGAAGATGTATAATAATAATTCATTAAATTGTTCATCATTCGATGAAAATCCTTCTATAATAGTTCCCGTTGTTAAATTCTTCCTAATTTGTTGTTCTCTTTCTTGAATTAAATTTTGATAGTCAGATAGAGGAACCTGAACGTATCCATCTTTCTGTTGTAATGAGGGTGTTTCATTAACACGACTTAATGGTTGTCTAGATTCATTTTGTTGTTGTTTCTCTTGTTGAACATTTGGATAGATATTTGTTGAATAGGGAACATAATCTAAATTTCTTTCATTTGATGAATAATAATCAAATGGTTGGATTAGAGGTGGTTCTTTTTCTAAAGAATTCGCCGATTTCCATGTTCTAGGTGGTTCAATTAAGATGTCTTTATCAATCTCTAAATTATTTAGAACCGGTTTAAAACGTTTATCAGTAGCCCCCCTCTGTGGATTTTCATATTCTCTCTTCTTTTTCTTTTTCCCCTCTTTTTTAAAATCGGAACCCCACGCTTCTTCTAACGAACAGTACATTCTATAATAGATTAGATATTATATTTATTTTTTATCTTTTTTTTTATACCTTTTTTTATACAAGTTAGTAATATAGATGAATTTAGTAGAATATTTTCAGGATCAAACCGATATTTTAAATGAAAACAAATATTTTATTGGTTTGATGATGATTATGGTTAATATCGGTTCCAGATTTATTATTGATGAATTAAATCAAGAACATATTAATTTCATTAAGAATTCTTATTTCAGGAGGATCGTAATATTTGCTGTTATTTTTATGGCAACCAGAGATATCTTAATATCTTTTATTGTCACGGGATTATTTGTTATTCTAGTTCTCGAAACTATTCCTGAACCACCTAAAGAAGAAGGTGAAGAAGGAGGAGGGGGGGGTGCTTCTTTTGCTAAAAAAGAACTTGAAAAAGAAATAGATAAATTAAAAATTATTAGGGATTCATTATAAATTCATTATAAATTCAGTGTAATCCCACTCTTTCTGTCGGTATCACCACTGATTAATGAAATATTGTCTAAATCGGGAATGTTATTCGGTTCAAGATTCATTGTCCTAATTAAATCATCTATCCCATCTGGTCCATTCATTTCTTGTCTAGGTGTAGAACCTCCTGATGGTGGACCTCTACGATTATTGGGATTAGGACCACCCGCCATAGGGCCCTGAGGTCTAGGGGGGGCTTGATTACCCATAGGACCCATTGGTCCCATAGCTTGAGGACCCATAGGTCTTTGCATAGGGTTTGCTCCCTGCGGACCCATTGATCCTACAGCTGCTGAAGCAAATTGTTTCATTAATTCGGGGTTTTGTCTTAAGATATCGTCCATACCTGGCATAGATGACTTAAACATCGTATTCTGTAAATGGAACATGAATGCACTCCCACCCAAAGCAAACATCAATCTGATTTCCGGGGCAACTTCGGTATCACCGCCATATTTTAAATGAAGTTCTTCAAATATCTCATCATAATCAAAGATATTTTCATTCACAGATTCTGACCAACCGTCTAACTCAATCGCAAAGGGATCTACTTTATTATTTAGAAATTCCATACCAGTCACCATCGCCATCAAAACTTTTCTCTGAAACTTGACTGAATTATCAATTTCTCTCTGTTTTTTTAACTTTAGATATTCATTTCTCATTTCTTCCAGATTAGAATTCATATTGTAATTCATCGTAGTTCTAACACCCTGTTCTCCTAGTTTCTTAAATTTGTAGATGTAATCAATCTTTTCATTCTTAATATCTGTAGGAGTCATGCGATGGATTGGTGTATATTCGGATCCCTCATCCTTTTTCATAATAAAATCATCGCCTTCATCCATCCCCGATTGAATGGGAACAGTTTTGGGTTCATCGCTTGTTCCGAATCCAAACATATTTACTTCATCTTTATCAGATTTAACAGACTCTCCTCCACTACGATATCCATCATTCTCATTATGATTACCATTATTTGTTAGTAGCTCTACTCCGATCGAATCGACCACACTTAATTTAGGTGATCTAATGTCATCACCATTACTGGCGTTTAATGGATTACTCACACTTATTCCCTTTGTTTCGTTATTTGTGTCGATGCCTAAAATATCCATATAAAATCAGTAGAAGTAATTATCACAATATATACGCATAACCTTAAATAATCTTAAAGTAGAAAAAGAATTCTTTTAATTAAACATTAATAACATTTTGAATATCTTGAGGCATCTCTTCAATTTTAGTATTATAGAATTCTTGAATCGCATTCATGTGTTCTATATCATAATCTGTGATAAAGTTGATTGCTACACCCTTTCGTCCATAGCGACCACTTCGTCCGATACGATGAATATACGTTTCTTTTTCTCTGGGTAGATCAAAATTAATCACCAGAGATAACTGCTGAACATCTATGCCCCTAGACATTAAGTCAGTTGATAAAAGAATTCTTATTTCTCCTTCTCTGAACTTTTTGACAGTGTATTCGCGTTCATCAGTTTGGAGAGAACCGTGTATCATCCCGACAGGAAAATTACTCTCAACCAGCTTCTGATACATTTCTATCAATTTATTCTTTGAATTAACATAGATGATGCATTGCGATATATTAATACTATCATAAATATCTATTAGGACATCGTATTTCCAGTGATTTACTTTCGCATTAATATAATATTGAGAAATACCTTCTAATGTCAACTCTTCTTTATTTACCAGAATCTTCTCTGGATTACTCATAAATTTATCAGTTAGTTCTAACATTTCTTGAGGCATGGTTGCACTGAATAAACACATCTGAGCATCCTTCGGCATCGACCGAATAATCTCTTGTAGCGTCGGTAAAAATCCAAATGACATCATTTCATCTGCCTCATCAATTACCAAACAAGTAATATCAGATGTGATCAAATTACGTTTGCTAATCATATCTATAATTCTTCCCGGAGTCCCTATCACAACGTGAGGTTCTCTTCTAAGAACCTCAGCACACTGATGAACACTAGTTCCTCCAACTGCTTTCGCTGATTTAATTTTCATATAGGAACTAATCTCATTAATCACATTGTGCGTTTGTTCCGTGAGTTCTCTCGTTGGACTAATGATTAATATCTGAGTTTTTAATAGAGATTCATCAATTAAATTTAGGGCCCCAATTGAGAATGCTCCTGTTTTCCCCGTCCCTGACTGCGACTGTGCTATAATATCTTTCTTTTCATTGATAATTGGTATTGATTTATGTTGAATCAGTGATGGTTTCTCAAAACCATATGAATACACCCCTCTCAATAATGCCTCATTAATTCCCAAATTATCAAAACTCATTTCCTCGCTCATGCTACGCTATATTATTCTTTGTTTTAACTCTTTATATGAATTTAATAAAGAATTCTTTTTCATAAATCCGTACAACATTCCTTAATTAATGCACCAACCTTATCAATGCTGGCACCATTAACAGTTCCTAAAACCTTTTTTTCTTTCATAATCATAAATGTCGGAACACTTTTAATCTCGCATTTTTCACTGAATTCGTCATTCTCATCGATATCAACTTTACAAAAAGTAATCTTCTTTTCCTTTAATCCTTCATCTAATTTATCTATCGATGGTGCAATTCGTTTACAGGGACCACACCACGACGCTGTAAAATAAAAAAATAAATAATTATCCTTATCATCTAATACTTCATTTGTATTTTGAGGAGTAATTGTAAGCATTTTAATAAACATATATATAATATTATCTTCAGAATTATACACGATTATTAATAGTCATCTTGAGTATCACTTTCTTCATCGCCATTAAATTCTTCAATGCTTCGTGTATGTTCATCATTATTTACATTTTCTAGGTATACCTGATGTTCTTCGGGTCTGTAAGCAAAGTATTCATTATACTCTTCTTGATACTTGGAGAATTCTTCATCTGTCATTAAAGATTGTTCAAATTCACTTTTAGGGACAAAATTATATTCATTGTTCGTGGGAATAATCGGTCGTAGATAATCAAAATCCTCTCTGTTGAGAACCTTGTTATAATGAGTCATAACCTTCTGTGATTTATGATTGCACAGAAAGCCACACAGACAGACATTCGGTTTGTCTTCATAAATTACCCATGGTTTCCCTTCTTTCTTCTCTTGACATTGATAGCACGTGTAGTTCTGCATCTCTTTCTATTTTCTTCCTTTACAATGGTGAATAAAGAATTCTTTTTAGATAATCTAATTCTAGATTGAAATCAAATTTAATTGTTTAAGATACACGAATATAGATAATTCACTGGGACCGAACATATTCCCAATAAATTGTGATAGTCATATAGTGATATAGCTACAGTTTCTTTCATATCTTGTATATTATATACACATTGCTCTCTATCCATACAATTCATATAAGAAGTGTTTAGAAGTTCTAACTCAGCTTGTAGTTCTGACCGTTGACCGCTGGCTATGTTATAATTTTGTAATATATTATAGTAACCCCATTTATCCCAGATATATAATGAGAATACTAAACCAAATGTAAAATTATATCTGCGTAATATATTTCTGAGTGCTTGATTACCGCTTCTCAAATTAAGTATCATTTGAGAATTATCTATCGTATCATTTGTATCATTTGTATCATTTGTTACATAAATTTTTATCTTAGTATTATCCTTATTATGATTACATTCTGTAATTTCGCAGCGACATAAAGGACATGAAATATGGTTCGCCCGAAACCAATCCTCTAGACAACTTTGACAAAAAGAATGATTACAATTTGTTAAGTAACTATTCTCATCTATCTTAGATAAACAAATAGAACATTCTTCATTAACTAGGGTTTCATTAACTAGGGTTTCATTAACTATGATTTCATTAACTAGATTATCATTTATAGTATCTTCATTCATACTTTATAGATAAATTATATATATTTTTATATTTGTTATATTATACTTATGAAAATAAATAAACAAGTCTTATTTATCGTATGTTTCATTTTCATTTGTCATCTAATAGAACATATCGATAGATTAATGAATAAACCGATTATAGAGGGGTTTAATTCAACCGACACATTAATACAAATTAAACAAGGTTCAGAAAAAGTAAGACAGTTTTTTATTAATAACCTATGTCCTTTGTATCAGTTACTACCATTTGATGTTTGTGGTAGAAGTGCTATCTGGAATCCAGTGACTTGCTCGTGTGATTACCATTTATGTAATAAAGAAGAACATTCGGATGTTTGTTCTTTTAGTGATAATGATGATAAAACTAGACCGTGTCACGTTGTATTAGGTCCTGAACCCGATGATGATGTATTTTGCTCCCCGTTTAGTATAGGTGCTTGTTCGGGTGCAAATCCTACGAGTACTGAAACAAGTATATTGCGGGATTTACTAGCCACAGTTATTCCTATAACCGCACTGAATCAAGATAAAAGTCAAGTTGTAGCTACATATAATTCAGATCAGATTGAAGAAAAAACTAGAAAAGTTTTAAAAAGTTTTCAAGAAACATTTATAGGAGCAACTACTCCCGAGCAATTAGTCGATACAAAACAACAATATGTAAATATAATTACCGAATTAATTGATTCGGATATTAAAGTAGATCCTACCGCGAGATGTTCTGTTTCTGATGATGGATTATCGTGTGTTCCTAAGGACTACTGTGTTTTAAGGCAGCCCGAAGGTGAAGCCGCTAATATATGCGACGATATTAATAGAGGGACATCTTATATAAATTCAATCTACAATATTCATGTAAATAGTGATATTTATAATAATCCATTTGATTCATTTAAAGATTCCCTTCTGTCTGATGGGACCGATATTGAAACTATTGTTCAAGCGATTAATCAGGGTAGAGGCACAAGTTATACCAATATAGATGATTATATTACTCAGGGTATAACTCAGCATATCGCTGATAATACATATAAACCAACCGATTCATATTTAGATAAACTAAATGTTGTTTTTTACGATTTCTTAATTGATTATTATCAATTGTATCTAAAAACAATACCATCGTCAATTGATCCCAGTTGGTTTAAAGAAGAATGTGAACAATATAAATTAAACGGAGAAAGTCTATGTTTGTATAATCCATCCAGTAATATTTGTTCTATCAAAGCAGATAAAATCAATTCGTTCAATAATGCTTGTAATAATTTTAATCTAAATCACATTGATTGCTTAAATACGGATTTCTGTGAATATGATGTGGGGTGTATCTCTTGTCCACCCGGTGAATATGTGAATAGTAATACATCGAATATATGTACGAAACCGAATGAAAAGGAAATAATCCAAAATATATTTGCCGAAAATAATCCCATACCACTAGATGGAGATATTACTCCTAGAAAATGTTATCAAGAAGATATCACAGATTTACCCTGTTATTCAGATAGTCCACATAATTCAAGTTGTAATGATCACGGTATTTCGGATATATCTGAATATTTAAATAATAGTTTAAATCCCGCGTCTGGTTCTGTGCCCGACCCTCTCCCTATGGAATCGGTGCGGAATAGAAATCCGGCTGGTTCCCCCAATATAATTATGAATATTTTTGGAACTACACCTAATTCATCACAAACCGATTGTGAAGCGTGTAATTATGATGCTCATTTATATACCAGTGCGGTAGATCTCACTGGTCAACAAACCCTCACTATATCATCTACAAGTGTTATAGATGATAGCGAACACATAGAAACCGGTTATTGCGGCGTATTTAAAAAATGGTATAAAGAAGATAGAACAGATGGACCAAACTCTTATATTAAATATAATTTTCCTTTGAAAAACGATGGAAATACCGTTATTGACCGTTGTAATGAATTAAATGAAAACGATTGTGAAACTGAAGGTTTGGCATCTACTAATGATTTTTATAAAGATAATTGTATCTTTAATAATAATCTACAAAAATGCGTAGCCACTTGTAATAGTAATCAATCATATTCACCGGATTTAGATGAATGCGATACTTGCCCACACGGATATTTTCCTGGACAAAATAATTTATTGGGACTGACACACGACTGTGAATTACCAGACGGTGTTACGGCAAACCATAAAGAAGTATGCGAGGGAACTCCAGTGTCCGGCGTCACCGCCACTGATGATAACACTATTCGTAACAGTTTATGTTTCTGGAATTCTGGTTACATAGAACCAACTGATTCGTCAACAGATCCTTCAGCAACTTCGTCAATAACAGGAAAATGTCAAACTCGCAATTTCCATATCTATTCTGAAGAATTAGAAAATATGCAATCACCATTAGATTATAACACATCAGCTACGCCGAATAACTGGGATTGGTTAAGAGTGGATAATAATAAAGATCCTATCATTGATTCATGTATTCCGTGTCACTCCATTGGAAAGATGTATGGTAAATATCCTGGCGAATGTTCTGATTGCCCGGTTGGAACGAAGTTGAGCGTGGAAATAGATGACTCTGGTGTTTATGATTATAAATGTTTAAAAACAGCATATTGTAATGATGGGCCTGATCATAATACCGTTTATCATAGAATGCATAACGACGGATATAAAATAGATAATACTGCAACTGCTGGAGTTTTTACGATGGATGTATGTAACTGTAGTAATAGATCATCTGGTTTGGGTATTTATCCCAATAAGGGTTCTCTAAACGGTGGTAAATATACTGATACTCCCGATATGTATGATACATATAATGATGTATGGAGGATACCAAATGTAAATGTAACTAATAATGGTGACTTTGAAGAATATCAAAGTTGCTCACAGAAAACACTGCAGCAATGTGGAGCGGCCGGCGCAACAGCCGATGGCTGTTCATGGAATGACACACTGAATATGTGTGAATGCACTACTGGTGCGTGTTCTATCCATTCATCCCATCCACATATGCTCTACTTTAATGATAATTTCGCTAATGCCGACGAAACAGATAAAGGTCTAACAGCAAATATGATTTATACGGCCCTAGACAAAACAAACAGCATTTCTCGGGAAATTATTGGTAAGCAAAATGGGCAAAATGATAATGTAGCAATCCTCGATACATTTAGTACAGTAAGACCAATCATTGATGCGTTTATGCTATACAGTTATAATGGTTCTTTCGGAAAATGTGATGCCTGTTCTGATGATATAGACTATGAAACGAATAACTATATAGAGAATCCATATGGATTTAAGGGTGAAACCGATAAAGTAAATACGGCATGTAATGGATGTAAAGATACAGAGTATGAACAATATGAATGCACAGATATTTGTAAGGTTCGTAATCCAACTTGTACTAAAGGTCCCAATACACCATCTACAGTGGATTGTTCTAATGCTGATGGGACTTGTCCCACGGGTTGTATTACCCAAACCAATGTATTATATCCTCATTCAAAATTCACACGGACCCCAGAGGTCTCTGCTGTGACTGCGTCGGAAGAGACTTGCACACCGACGCCAGGCATGGGCGGTCAAGTGGATAGGGACTGTGTCACGGGATACATAAAAAGGACGACCCCTTCTTCAACCCGTAATCCTACCTGCCCCGACGCCGCCGGCAATCGCTGCACATCCACTTCTGCGATCGACAAAGTCACAGCTGTGCCCGCCCATAACGGCACTTTGGGTTTCACACTTCATGCAATTAATTATGATGATATAATTGACGATACACCTAATGTGGGAGATATTTACGGTCGTCTTGCACCCCCTCTAAGATCTAGAGAAATTGCGCGATCAATTCTATGTGATCCAGAAACAACCCCCGATATTAATGAATTTGACAAATGTTATAATAGTTATAGTTGGAATTGTGGAACCGATGGTCCCGATGCTGCTGCTATTGGTCCTACCGATACAACAGCGGCTTTTTACTATATGTTTAGTGATGGACCCCCAAAATATCAAAAAATGCCTATCTATGATGATAATATAAATTTAATTAATGCGCCTAGTCAAACTGGAACTGCTGGAACTGCTGGAACTGCGGGAACTGCTGGAGGCTATCTGTCGGGATATGGTGAAATATTACCAAATTTAGCTCTAAATGATGCGATAGGATTTCGTAATTGCGAAAATTTAAATGATAATGATTGTAATAATTCATCTAGATGTTATCTAGATGGGAGTTGCAAGGAACAGAAACATATATTAGATCGTTACACAAATATGGGTAATAAACTCGATCCGAATGCTGCTACTCCCGATAGTTATAATAATGACCCAGATTTTACAAAGGGGGGTATATTGAGAGATAAAGTATATGGAACGGGTGATATTACTACGAATGATAGAAAAAATACAATTGGTAGACACGAATTAACCTTTTCAATTATAGATACACCGTATTTAATGAAATCTGCGATTAGTGACATAACAGATGTAGCTGGAACTACTTTCGATAGTAATAATGATATTCAATCCCTTGAAGTAAAGGGTTATAATGAAAATATTCTGGAAGGGTTTACAGGGTTTACTAATACAAATTATGTTGAAGATACTTCTCTCAACGAAGATTTAAGTAATGATGGAACTGTAGATGTAGCGGATTTATTGGATCTATTGGATGATTATGGTCACCATGATGAACCGGCTGATATAACTGGCGATGGCATTGTAGGTGTGGATGATCTCACCGGTATCTTAGCAGCATACGGTAGAGAAGATAAAACCTACATGAAAAGATCAAAAGATGCCCAGGTAGATAAATTATTATCAGATTCAGATGTAGACTTTTCTATTTATAATGATCCAACCCTCTATCGCAAAGTTGATTTATACGATGCGTGTAATCAATTAAATGAAACATCTGAAGAAATATGTACACATTACTATGTAAATGCCACTAACACCGAAAAATTAGTGAAAGCAGATGGTCAAGAGTTAGGAACAGGATCAGGATCAGGATCAGGATCAGGAACATGGATACCTAGTCAAGTAGCAATGACAGACAATCCCCATCAATGTAAATACGATGATCAAACAAATACTTGTTACAATATAGAAAATCCTCTAAAGGCATACTCACAAACTAATATGAAAATGGATATAAAAGATGCATCTAAAACTGCCTATGATAATATCGCCACAGATCAATTCAGAGAAAAAGATTTAGATTTCTACCGATATGGTAGTAATACTGATATTGCGGGTAAACAGGACTATCACAATCAACTAGTTTATGGTGTCGATTGTATTGAACCTGCCGTCCCAGCGGCGGAAGTGGCGGCTGTTGCTCCTTGCTCAGAAGCTGTGGGGTATGGTTGCGATTCTAATATGCGTGCCGCATATACTGCCGCGGGGGAGCCGGGACAGGATTTGGGCAGGTATCAGCCAGATAAACTTATTTCGGAAGTATGTCCGATAACCTGTGGAACTTGTGGCACAGATAGTGATAAAAGAGATGCCGCGCTAGCTTCTATGGATGTTCAGGTTTTCACAAACTGGAATAAATATTACGGTTGTGATCTTGTTAAGAGAGAAGCAGATATATTATCAACTACGGAAGCGCCAAAAGATCCCATTAAATTAAGACATAAAGAGTTAATCAAAAAATATTGGGATGAAACGAATCCTAATACTCCTTGGGATGCAGGAGTTGAAGCAGATTATGATACTTGTTATTATGATTTAAATACTCTACCTAATAATGGGTTAGACCTGTCTAATTTTAGTCAATGTGTTAGCAATTTTATGGAAAATAAGGGGGACATCTTTTCTAATTGTGATAAATTTGGCTTCAATGCTGATAACTATACATTGACTTACGCTGCCACTAGCGCTGTCCCTGATGCAACTGATGCAACTGACGCTAACATACAATACATGAGTAATTCTGATGCAGCCTACCCGCAAGACACTAATTTTCTCTATGGAAATCCCGACATTTTCCCTTATGAAAATATAGGGAGGAATGAAGCTAGATTCGGATATGACGCCTTCAATATATGTGAAGGAGACAGAAGCGACGGAGATAATAATTGTCATTCAGGTAACTTTGCTTATTCTCAATTTACATCTTATCCGTTTAATGTGGATAAAATGGTCGAAGAAAAACAATCTAATCAGTCTTTCCCTATCCCTCACGAAACAATTGGGGGACAGCTGCAGACGCACACCGAATACATATTAACTTCCGGTTGGGACATCCCTCTCTATAGATTATGGGGCGATCAATTACACACCGATACGAATAATATGATTCCAGATCCGACGGGTGAATATACAGTTGATCGTAGGGAAGCCGGTACGCCAGATTCTATTAATATAACCGATCCATTCAAAAGGATGAATGTTAGAACTACTTTTGGTGGTAGTTCCGCATCATCTCAATTTAAACCTATTGTGAATAACAATATGTTGTGGTCTACATCACCTAATACTTCTAATTTATATGATTTACAAGATTTACAAGATTCACAAAACTCAACTGTTGCGACTAACCCTGTAACTAGTAATCAATCATACTTTGTTGAAAAATATTGTGCTCTAAAGTCTTTCCCTAAAACTCATCCAAGTGATAAAATATCTTTTAATCCCAATGTAGATGTAGATGATTCACGCGCCGCGCATAGTTCAAAACCTATCAGCGCGCCTGGATTTAGTTTCACGGATTTTATTTATGATTGTATCCCCGATGCTGTAAATGATATAATAGACAAGAATTTTTGGAATACCGATGGGCCGACGGTCGATGCGGAATGTGAAAATAAATTACTCAATATACAGGGTGATTTAACTAATCGGATAGGTCTGGAAATGATGGATGATAATATATTACATAATGGGATTAAGGATGTATATTTTAATCCCTCAGTTTCAGAACTATCTATTCCGAAGATGATAAATGATCCATCCCCACCCCCATATGACTCAATCGCCAATTTCGACAAATACAATGAATTATCTCGTGTCAGAGTAGGTGGTTTCTGTGAAGGAGACAATTGTCAAGAAACCGTTAAGAAACCAATTGAAGTAGATGAAAGATGCGTGGGTAATCTTTCGAATAATCCAATAGATCCAATAGATCCCACTGATCCAATATATCCAACTAACCCAGATTCTTCATTTAGTAACATATTAGCAATTCAACAAAATAATGTTGCGTGTGCTAATATTGATTTGAAAGATTTAAGTAGTTTTAATGATCCGAATTATCCTAATGATCCGAATGATCCATCTCCCGGAACAATATATGATACAAACTATAAGCGGACGAAATATATATGTGAAAACTCAACAACACATTCCTGTAGATATATTGCTCCAAAAAATATCATCGATCTAAATAATAGCAAATATAAATATATGTTATTTACGCATAATAACAATTCTCAAACAAATGCTATGTCTCATAAAACTAGTTTAGAGGGTATATTTGATGATCCGCTAATTGATATTGATGCTTTATATCCCGATGGTCCAGATCAGTATCCAACAATGGACTTGAATCTAAATAATGAAATAATAGATCAAATGGTTAGGATATGTAAAAACCATCCTCCAGACAATGTAGAAGAAGCTACAGGAGAACTACATCAATTCTTAATTGAGAATCATATAGCAAATCAAGACATAGCAGATAATTATAGTTGTCAGTCACTAGATATGAGCACATATTGTACATTAGAAAGTGATTGTGCTTATTCTGATGATAATAAGTGCAAATTAAACACCCAAATATACGATTCTTGGTCGGGGACGAGTCAAAATATTGCGTCGGATCATGATATATGTAATTATGCTGGTGGACCACCAACTAGCGTCGGTTCCATAAAACAAAAAAACAGTGATTATTATGAGAGTGTTAAACTAGATACCGATGATGTAAATCAGAAATATTTGAAAGGAGAAAGAATAATTAATGATTTAATTCATGACCCCAAACTAACTTGCACAAGTTTTAAAACCCCGTATCAGAATAGAGAAATAACTGACGGATCATCTAATGTGGGGAGCCCAGATTTTGGAGTTCCAGTCCAAACTCCTGATGCTAAAGAACTATGTATATTTGAAGAGAAATGTGAAGATTGTGGTATAAGAGATGACCCTCTTGCTAAAGAAATGATAAATGATTTAAACGCTGCTTCTGGAAACAATATAAAAGAAATATACAATAATAGTGATCAAACCTATGATATTAAAACCTATGAAAATATAATGGTATCAAATGTGCCCTTAGAAAAACTAGAATATAATTCAGGAGCGAATAATCAAACACCCACATTAACGGAATTAAATCCATTAATTTCGGGGGGAGTGAGATCCATTGGAGATCTCAAATTAATAAATAGTAACCCTCTGACTGAAACTGACTTTTCAAGCAATCTTGAAAAGGTTTCATATGATAATTATAGTTGTGCCCTAAAAATGAAAGATTAGATATATAAATAAATTTGATTTAAATAGATTTAAATATAACACTAATAACTATACTAATAGCAGTAATGAAAGATATCTTGATTAGTTATTTTGAGAATAATAACGATGAAATAGAATCTGAAATATATACACTTTTAAGAAATAATTCTTCTAAAAAAGAATTAGCAGAACTTGTTCTAAAACACGTTGATACAATTAAGGGAATAATCTGCTGTGATAAGGAAGCGAATACATATTATATTGAACTATTCGTAAAAGAATCTTTAGAAAAAAAGCATAAAGTTCTCCACGAACTAGAATCTAAGAGAGACTATCTTAAATATCATTTACATGAACTCAAAATGTTAGAACTCCCTGAACAACGATCTAGGGAATGGTACCAAATGAGGGAGAATGTCCTTACAGCGAGTTCTCTAGCCGATTCTCTTGGGAAAGGTCATTTCAATACTAGGGATGATTTACTCATTGATAAAACGAGTAAGGTGCCTAAGCCATTCATCGTAAATGATATCATTCAATGGGGTGTTAAATATGAACCCGTCGCAACTGAATTTTATGAAAAAATGAATGGGATTAGAATCGTTGAGTTTGGTCTAGTTCCTCATCCGACTTTTCCTATCTTTGGCGCTTCTCCTGATGGAATATGCGATGAGGATTCACCTAAGGAATATATCGGTCGTATGTTAGAGATTAAGTGTCCTCCTAAAAGAAAATTTACACACGAAGTCCCAAATCATTACTGGATGCAGATGCAGGGTCAATTAGAAGTGTGTGATTTGGAAGAGTGCGATTTCCTCCAAGTAAAGATAGAGGAATACTTTAATGTAAATGATTATGAAAGCGATATACTGATTGATCCTGAAACACAAATGATAGTCGATGGGAAGACCGGTGATAACTTGTCGAAAGGACTCATGATTGCTTATTCACTTAAGAAAAAAGAAACGGATAAATTCGACCTCCTCTATGAATATTCCCCGTGGTCTAAGCCACTGAATGAACTATTAGACTGGAGAGATAAAACTCTCTTAGATTTAGAAGACAAATACAAAGATAATGATGAATTAGATTTCTCGATCTATGAAGTAAAATGGTGGAAGATTACGCGCTATGAATGTACTCTTGTTCGCAGAGATAAAGAATGGTGGTTAGAGACAGTTCCAGAAATTATTAGATTTTGGGATGAAGTTGAACACTATCGCAAGGTGGGCAATGATGAGATTGTTCAGAAAAAGAATTCAAGGAAAAGAGGGAAAAGAAAAGTAAAAACAGAGAAAGTATTCACAATCCCTACATTAGACGATTCATTTCAGATAGAATCTGATGATGATTAAATTATCTAACTACTATATAATGCCCCCAAAGAAAAAGAATTCTTCTAAAAGAAAAAGTAAAGTAAGTAAGAAAAAAGATAAAGTAAAGAAAGAAATAGATATTCATAAACAATTTAAACCGAATAAAAAACCTAAAGCTGTCTTTCGGGCGGGAGCATTTGGGGGAACATATTTCAGACCGATTAATTCATCTGTTACGGGGAAAAAGCATAACGGTTCTCTCAATGAATATCCAGATGATTGGTTTAAAGGAATGGATGTTAAAAAAAAGGTTCAATCAGCAACCTACGATAAAAATGTGAATAAATACAAAGTTAAATGTGGTTCTTCATTAGAAGCGTGGGAATCGAGTAACTGGATCGTGAAACAGGATCCATATGGATGGTTTCAATGGTTCTGTAGATATAGTAAAGGTAGACGGACGAAGGATGATGAAAGACAAATCGGTAGGTGGTTAAAATTGACTGGACCGAAGGGGAGATTCAGAATAACATTAATGAATAAGATCATAAAAAAAGGAACAACATATAATGATTATTCTGTTTCACCAGTGATAAGACAGGTCCTTCTCCATTGGGGTTATGAATTAACTAAGGGTGATTTAGAAAGATATAGAAAATCTAGATAAACACATAAATCACAACTCATCACAACTCATCACAACTCATCACAACTCATCACAACTCATCAGATTGACTCATGAATGTAGATTCTTTGATAGGTTGCCACTTCTTAAACTTTTCATTCATTTTGCACTCCACAAAATACTCTTCTAAATTTGTATCAAACATATCATTCATTAATTCGCTCGTTTTAAAGTCGGGGATACATGCGATGCCATTCTTAATTATATTATTGGAACCTTTCACATACAATTCATAAACATCTGGTTTCATAGTTTTCACAATTTTAAAGTGAATATTCTTGTTCACTTTTTTATTGTAATCTACCTTTATTTGTTTCATGTCATCTTTCGGAAATAAGAATAAGATCTTCGAATATGAAGGTTTCAATGGAACAAAATAAATCCCTCTTACAGAATAGTTTAACGACGGAATATATTCTTGGATCGTTTGATTATAATCTTTGTAATCAAAGTATTTTTTCACTTGAATCGGACAAATATTACAGAATGAATCATCGGTGTATTCATTATCCATCATTGAATGAATCATATTCATACGATCAATAATGGTCTTAGTAACACATTTATCAGATTTAAAAACATAAAGATCTGCAATTAGAAGAAACCAATTGCTATTTTTGTCGCGAACTAATTCTGTTTCAAAAAGAGATCCTGTAAATAGTGAGGGGTCAAAGCGATAGTGAAGAAGAAATATTTTAGGAAAGTCATAACCATCCTTTACCTTTTTATCTATTAGGAAGGCATAATTTACATTATTGATTTGGGTAAAAAAGAGAAGATAGGGATTACCTCCACTTTTCAAACAAATAACATGAGGATTATTTAAATTTTTAGAATATTGATTGTTAAATATCTTTGCGTAGCGTGAATTATATTCTACATTACATTTAAGTTTCATATCTTTCAGAATATAGTCTTTCGTTTCATTACTGGTAACATTATCTATCTGCTTCCCACAAAAAGATGTCTTTGTTAAAGATGACGGGTCCATTCTATATAGTTAGTAATAGAAATAAGTTTTAAATAGCATTTTTATCTAATGAACTATATATTATGATATCTAATCTAACACTAATCGCAACAGTCATTATACCAACATTAATCTTGCTCTCATTCGTCTATGCGAAGATATTGACCCAACAAAATAAACATGAAGTTGTATTTTACATTCTAGCAACAACGCTGATATTCACACTTATCCTATGGATCTATCAAAAAATGGGAGATCCCTTTAGAACAAGAGGAAATTTAGGATATTTCATCGATAAATTAGGATTAGATAAATCTACTCATAAAATGTTCTATAATATTTATGGTGAAAGGGATGATGATAAGACTTGTTCAGTTGAAGGCGAGTGGGGTGGATCTTCTCCTACGAAGCCGAAATATAATCCCGATAAGGTTGATGATTCAGAATGGTCCAAAGAAATGTGTAAATCCTCTCCGGATGAAGATGTAGATTCTGATAAATATGCAACCGAAGAAGAATTAGAAGGATTTACAGACATCTATTATTTTAAATTTATTATGTATACACTATTCGTGAGTTATATTATCTTTTATAATTCTGGAGATGTAGGTAAAATGATATATACACTGTTTATATCGAATACTTTGTATTTTGGTTTATGGTTATTACTTTTAATCATGCCATATAATTCAAAGGACTATTCTCTATGGCCTGAAAAGATTCGGTGGTGGATGATAACATTATTGTCTTTGGTCATTCTATTGTATTCCGTCTTCAATCATACTGATACCAAATCTAGGATGTTTTACGTTTTTATATTTATGGTTATTAACATTGTTGCTTTCTATATAGAAGAGTTTCAAACACATTTTGGACCTGAACAAATTCACAAAACAAGTAGTCTTGGGTATTATATCAAGAAGTTCGGTTTAGAGAAAGCTACAGATAAATTAAAATACGATATTTTAATTCAAGATGAAGATCTAGGGACTGATTGTAAAATTAGGGGGAGTTGGTCCAGGAAGGATGAAATTCCCCAAATAACTGGAGAAATGGATGGATGTTCGCTTGATACTTTGGGTATAGAAGTAGGAATATAAATGTATTCCCAATTAAGTAAATTTGATATTTGATTTTTTTATGTTTGGTAAAACAATAAAGAATAGATAATGGAACATCTGGATCATCAAGATTGGAAGCAAATCGTGATTCACGCGAAGAATGGAAACAACAATCACAGCAAGGATGGAGGAACAAAGGTTGTTAAGAATAAAGGGACAGAAAAAAACAAAGTAGACAATAAATTGGAGAAGAAAGTTGAAGAGGGTGATATGAAACATAAGGGAATTTCACTAGATCTTCGTAAAGAGATTCAGCAAAGGCGAGGATCACAAGGGCTTACTCAGAAGGATCTCGCAACGAGGATCAATCTCCCTGTAACGATTATTAATGAAATTGAATCTGGTAAAGCAATTTACAATCATCAGCACATGAATAAGATTAAACGCTTCCTAAAGATTCCTAAAGAAGTTCAGTAAGTAGATAACAAGTAAAGATATAATAGGTAAAGAGTAAATAAACTGTATTAAATTTTTTGTAAAATTCTTCATTGATACTTCTACTTTCTATTAATAACAATAATAGCAAATAGAGTAGATATAAATTCTTATCATTTAATTCGTAGGAATTGATTTGAAAGATATTGATTAAATCGGCACAAATGTTTATCATAAACATTTTAAGTATTCATTATTATTATTTATGTAGTATAATATCAAATTTTATTACTGAAGTAAAAATCCTGTTTTTTTTTATTGATGAGATTATAAAATGAGTAAAGATGACCACAGACCACAGCAAGGGGGATCGGACAAAAATATATGGACGGATGAATGTGAAGCACTCTTAGCCGAGTGGTCGGAAAAAGCTTCTTGTTACCGATGGTTACATGGTAGATGTGAAAAAAGTTATCGGAAATGGTATTATTGTTTTTCTATACCGGTCATTATCCTTTCAACCCTGACTGGTGCCGCTAATGTCGGTATGGATTCGTTTGTTCCAGCAGAAAGTAAATCTATGGCCTCGGCGATTGTTGGTGGTGTGAATATTTTTGCCGGAATTGTATCGACGTTACAAAATTTTTTGAAAGTCGCCGAATTGATGGAAGGTCATCGTATCGCCGGTGTTTCTTGGGGTAAATTACAACGTAATATTGCGATAGAATTAGCATTAGATCCTTCTAGAAGAGTTCTTCAGAATGATTTCTTGAAAATTTCGCGCTCAGAATATGATAGATTAATTGAGGCCGGACCCATCATAGATGATGGTGTGATTAAGCAATTCAATAAAAAATTCAGTAACTATGAAGTATCTGTTCCCTCAATCTGTAATGGTTTAGATAAATGCAATATATATAAGATTGACAAGACAGTTACTCCGAATAACGAAGAATTTAAAGAAGGAATAGAGGATTTAATATCAGACGAAGAAAAGGAGGAAGAGAAAGACATCTCAAAATTATCTATCGTTCATAAAGCGTTAACGGATGCCACTACTATCAAAATTGATATAGATGAAAATATTATTGATGATAAGATAGTAGATGATACTAAAACTCATTTACCAGATGGAGACTTGGAGAATTTAATCCCTAGCAGTGAGACAAATGATAAGATAACACAAACACTCGGATTAATAAATGATACAGAAGGGTTAAAAGAAGAGATAAAAGAGACAGATGAAACAGATGAAACAGAAGAAACTGAAGAAACAGATGAAACAGAAGAAGATCTAACATCTATTTTTGTGGATGGAAAAAAATAAATAATGTATTGTAATATATAGTTATGGTTATAAGAACTTCTCGTAAAAAAAGAGTTAACGGAAAACAGAAGAGAATCGGTGGGAATTCTCATAAGACTAGAACTCTCAAAAAAGTAAGTAAGAAACACATTGGGGGTGCAAACGAGGATATTCGATCAATTGTTCTTTCATTGCTTAGTCAGCAATACATACCCTTTATACCAACTACACACGTATTGAATGATCAGAATTTGGTTAGAGATTACTTATCTAGTGTTGATGGTCTTCATTTATTAAGGATCATTGGTGAAAATGATAAATTTGTCAACTCAAATAGTATCAACGGTATTATTGAAGATATTGATTCTTATAGCATGAATATGATTAAACAAATGGGTAATGTAGTTCATTTACCCGTATTTAGACCGATGTTACAAAATTTTAAAGTGAATTGTGCTAAGATGTCGCAGTCTGGGATATCGGCGATGAAGAAGCTACACAGTTACATCCTTGACTGCGATGATTCAATGTCTGCGAAGCATGTTGATTGGTTTGATGTTGTTCTGGGTTTAAAGAAATTTGACGACCAATTTGAGGTATTGGTTCTACAGGAAATCAGAGACAAAAAAATTATCATGGATAGTGATAAGATCATATATGCTCTTAAACTTGTGAGAGAAGATAAGGATGTGAAAGAAATATTTAGAAAAAGACTTATGAATTGCGCATACAAACCCCAGAGCATTTGGAACCAAATGATGGGAAATGTTTCTTGGGTCAGTTATAATGAGTGCTCTCAATGTCCTAGTCCGGATTGTGTCCTTTACTTAGACGATAATTATAAATCATTCCTGAGAATGAGGCATAAAGTACTAACAGTTGATAAAATCAGAATGTTAATTTATGTAGATATTAGGGCACATCTGTTTTCTAAATACATTTCTTTAGAAGCGTTGAGGATATCGGGTGAAAGGAAGAAGTATGTGAAATCACTATTAAGTAAAATTTATAAAGAAGACACGAAAATAAGTAATGTTGGTGATTTTATAAGAACACCATTCCAAATGATTCAGGGATTATTTACCGGTGGAGCAGAAGGAGTAGAAGGTGTAGAAGGTGTAGAAGGTGTAGAAGGTGTAGAAGGTGTAGAAGGTCTTCCTGAAAAAGAACCAGTAATAGAACCAGTAAAAGAACCAGAACCAGTAAAAGAACCAGAACCAGTAATAGAACCAGAACCAGTAATAGAACCAGAACCAGTAAAAGAACCAGAACCAGTAATAGAACCAGTAAAAGAACCAGAAAAAGAACCAGTAATAGAACCAGAACCAGTAAAAGACATAGTGAAAGAAATTGCTGCTGACCCTATCCCTGGAGAACAAATTAAAGAACCTGAAGAAATGTTGACTTCCGCCAGTCCAGAACAATTTTATAAAGATACCGAAGATATTAAAGAAGCATTAGATGAATCTCCACCAACTTCGAATAAAATATTCTTTATTACATACAACGGTGGTATAAAAGATGATAATGAATTATCAACTGCTTCCTATGAACTCATTGATGCATTCGCCCAAACTTGCGACATTAAAAATAAAGATAGATTGGTCGTTCATAGAACTAGAACTGGGCCAATTTCCGTATGCTTTGAGTTAGAACTCACAAAAGGATATGAATTCTTAGATGAATCTTCGATGGATGATATTAAGAAGAGCCTAGAAAAAGCAATCTTGGAAAATACATTCGAAGAAAGCATGAAGATCAAAACACTCGATTCAGTAAAAGATGTATACTATGAAGGCATTTCTAAGGGAGAATTAACGAGCAAGGATTTTAAAAATAAACGAGCAATTGTAACGTTGAAACAAGCGTATCCGACAAGTGAAGCTGAACGAGATGTATTTGAGCTAAATGTAACCAAGATACTCGCGTCCGCATTAGGGAATGAAATTGATTCGAGGAGATTGCATTTAGAAAGTATCACCGAACTCTTTGAAGAAAAGGACAAAGTAGTTGTTCAATTCTTGGTGATGGACGGATTTATGGGCACTAAATCATCATACGACATCGTTCTAGAATTCCTATCGAAAAAAGAAGATACTGAATTCTTAGAAAAGTATGAACTCAATAATATAGAGCATCTCGAAGGATGTATCCTATTTGATACAGAATATAGTCGTCCCTATGAGTCTAAATATGAAACATTTAAAGCAGATGGTCTTAAATCTATGGGTGATATGGTTGACTCAAATCGTGTTCAGAACTACGGTTGTGATGATACCGTAGAAGGAATAAAAAATAATGTAATTAATAATACTAATTCACTATCTAAACAATGCGAAGATCCTATCAATAAAGTGTTAGGAATATCTAGTCCTCAAATGAGAACTTAAAATCTTCTAATTTACAATCTTCTTCTGTATCATCTAATAGAACATCTATATTTTCCTCATCAATTTCAATTGTGTCATCCTCATTAATAGAAGTTAGTTCCCTTATTAATTTTTCTTCATCCAGAATGATTTCACACATACCGGTTCCACAAGGGATTGTTTGACCCATCATAATATTACTGGATACACCCTGCAGTTTATCCTTTTCTCCAAAGATACTTGATTTAATCAATTGATCTGCTGTATCCTCAAAAGAACACTTGGCCAATGGACCTACATCTCCACGATTAATACCGTGACGATCAATTGAGACAAGTGCTCCCTTACAAGTCATTATTTCACTTAGAAGTTCGACATGACGATCATTGATATATTCATCAAATACTCCAATCAGTTGTTCAATTAATAGTGTTCGCACAGCTTCAATCCCAAGCAAACGATATACCTCAATAATATCATTTGAGATTGTCTGTCTAAAGTCAACGTACGGATTAATCATTACTTGGAGTAGATTTGTTCCGTCAGTTTCAAGGATCCATCTTTTTTCTTCACTAATTTCCGAATTTTCATCATATTTCGTTTTTGAGATCTGTGTTAGGATAATATTTGTAATATCCGGAATACCCTTAATCACACATTTATTCATCAATTCTTCTGAAAGATCCTTGAGTGATGAAATGATGTCACTCTGATCTGTGATACCATTTGAATCTTCCTCGACCGATATACCCGAAATAGACAACCTACCGATTAATTCTTTTGAGTTATCATCGGAATAGATGAATTTAATACGATCAATTTCACCACCTTTCTCTGCCCACTGAAGGAATGTTAGATTAATATCTTCCATCACAAGACCCTTATCCATCATTTCTTCTTTATTAAAAGTGAAACGGATCATCCAGGGGAGAAAGTCTTTTTCCTCGGCATCATCATCAGTATTACCGTGTATCCCTTCAAATTCTTTATAGAGAGAAAGCATATCTCTATCTTGTTCAACACGAGATATATCATTCATATTGTTCGGATCATAGTATATCTTACAATTGGTGACTATATCTTTGAGTAGTGTATATTCGAGAACATTCTTAATATACTGAGCTTTGTGTTTCTCTTGAGAATATTCCTGATTTAGATGAATCTGAACTGATGGGGATTTGATATTTCCCGAAACATGTAGAAGTTCTTTCAGTCGTGGAATACCTCGCGTAACATTTGACTTGGATGATACACCCGCATAATGAAACGTATTCAGTGTCATCTGCGTCGCCGGTTCCCCAATACTCTGTGCTGCGATAGGTCCAACCATTTCACCCGGAACAACCTTAGATTTATAGAACTGTCTTTCAATTAGCATCGTAATCTGATCATATAAACTTTTAGTAATAGAATACTCATTGATAAGTATTTTTGGAGATAGATGAATATCAATCAAGATATACAGAATATTGGTGCTGGGATTGTTCTCAGTGATAATCAGTCTCTTTTTTAGTTTATTATTCTGTCTAATGATATCAAGAGGACTTAGATCACTATATCTCGATTCATTTGATAGAGGATTCCCACAAATATTAGTAACGATCCGTTGAATATGAATGGGATAATTGATATTATTCTCCGGATTACCTCCGAAGACCTCAAAGATTAGATAATCGCGATGTTCTAGAATCGTTTTAAAATTGTCTTCCAACTTCTCATACAATTTTTCATCTTTTTTCATTTTTGTAAGTGTTTTCCGAGCCAAGAAAGTTTTCCAATCAGTTGACTTATTAAAATGAAACTTATCAAAGAGGTCTTGTTTCTGATCACCCGACTTTTTCAGTGGGAGTTTAGTTAGGATTAGAGGTTGGGACTCAACATATATTGAGTCCATACCATCATCGCCGTAAATGAACTGTAGGATTGTCCCTGAACTACTCCTCACACTATAATCATAGTGAACTTTAACATCCTCTAATGCTTTGATCAATTTTCTCTGAATGTATCCAGTTTGAGATGTTTTTACAGCAGTGTCAATCAATCCTTCGCGACCACCCATCGCATGAAAGAAGAATTCCTGAGGTGTTTGTCCCGAGATAAATGAATTCTCTACAAATCCTCTCGCTTCAGCAGAATCATCAAATTTATGATAATGAGGGAGGGTTCTGTCATTAAATCCATATGGAATTCTAGAACCATCTACATTCTGTTGTCCTAGACACGCAACCATCTGAGCAATGTTCGTTGCTTTGCCTTTTGATCCTGAATTAATCATGTTAGTCGCCCTATTCTTTTCATCTAGAGTAGATAGACCAATCTTACCTGTTTCATTGAGTGTTTTATTCAGCAATGAATTAACCTTACCCTCAAAGTGTGCTTTGTTTGTCTGACCGGTGAGATTCTCAAAGATATCCAAATGAAGTTCTTGCATAATATCCTCAATTTGTTGTTTGTTTTCATGAATAATCGTATTCATTTTACCATTTGTTTCCTTGTCGGCGATCATATCACTGATCCCAACACTGAAACCTTCCAATAGGATAAAGTATGTGACAATCTTTTGTAAATCATCGATTAAATCCTTTGCTCGGTCACAACCCAAATCATTATTGATAGTATGAATCAGACCCTTCGATGTCTTAGTGAAGATGTCTTTGTCAAGTGTTCCTGATTGAAGCATCCCTCCGATAATTCTAACGAAGTTCTTTTCTTTTATCGGAACATTATCATAACTCTGATTCGGTGTTTCAAGATTGATTGTTTTCGGTAGAATATATGATAGAATAATTTTACCAGTCCAATAGAACTGTTCTGAGCCATTTACATTTAGTATGTAATCAGATTCAGGTGGGATCCCATTAAATGTAGACAGATCGCATACTATATTCATCATCTGTTTCCGTGTGAATAGCGATGATGGAACAATCTTTTCACCATTATCACCCGAAGTATCGTAAATATTGGTATTATTCGCGTGGGTTAGTTTATTACCTCGCTTGAAATGAAGCGTTTCAGACTTGGTGAGTTTATTAATACCTAGAAGGGTATCCTGAACGATCGTGATAATTGGCTTATTTTCTCTCGGTGATATGATCTGATTGCGAACACTCGCGATATTAATCAATTCGCTAATAGATGCGATTGATTGGGGGACGTGCATATTCATCTCATCTCCATCAAAATCAGCATTATAGGGTGGTGTAACGCTGATATTAAGACGAAATGTATTCCCCTTCATAACCTTTACACGATGCGCCATCATACTCATTTTGTGGAGTGAGGGCTGTCGGTTAAAGAGTACATAATCATTATCTAGAAGGTGTCTGTTTACTATATCACCGTGTTCAAGAATAATAGAATCGATGTTCGTATCCATGATGGTAATTTTGATGTTATTCTTTTTCTGAATATTTTTAGCTCCAGGCCATTTATCTGGTCCATTCTGAACGAGTTCTTCCAGTCTTTTCTTATTAAATGAATTCACCTTTTCTGGGATAGTTAAATTCTTTGCGACCCGAATCGGAACACCCAGTTGATCTAACTCAATTTGGGGATCGGGTGTAATCACACTTCGAGCCGAGAAGTCCACGCGTTTTCCCATTAGATTATTTCTGATACGACCCTCCTTCCCTTTCAGTCGCTGGACGATTGCCTTCAGAGGTCGTCCTGAACGATGAGTTGCTTGCGAAATTTGGGGTAGTTCATTATTAATGAGTGTCGCACAATGATACTGCAACATATTCGTCCAGTTTTGAATTACATCGGGTTTATTATTCTTTTCTATCTTCTCTCTCAAGGAATTATTATATTTAATGATTTCTTGAAGTTTATGAGTTAAATCATCGTCCATTCTCTGTGAATTATCTTGCTGAACGGATGGTCTTACGGCCGGTGGGGGAACCGGTAAAACAGAACATATTAGCCATTCGGGTCTACACCAATTTTCAGAGAATCCTATAATATTACAATCCTCATTTGAGATTCGCTCAAAGATTTGTTTTACGAATTCCGCTTCGAATGTCTGTGTTTTTACTTCAGATGAACCCTCAAATCCCTTCCATGTTGCTTTAATTCCTACAACGCTATCATTTTTATAATTATCTGGTTGCCGAGCACCACAACCATCCATCGTAGCCTGACCACATAACTTAATCTTACTACACAGATTATAAACTTGAGCCCATCTTACTTTATTTGATTTATCAACGAGCGTCTTCATTATATCGGACTCTTTATCAATCAGAATTTTGGAACATTTGAAACAAACACACTTCAAGACCTTAACAACCGTATTAATGAAGTGATAACTATAGACTGGTCGAGCTAGTTCAATATGACCAAAATGACCCGGGCACATAATATTGTTTTGATTACATGTGCTACAAACTTTACCAGTCTCAGTCACACCCATTCTTGGATCAAATAATCCTTTTATCACAGGTGTATCCTTTTCATATGTTTCTGTCTTAGTGATTTCTACCACTGAAGAACCCCGAATTTCCTCCGGCGAAGCAATACTGAATTGAACGCCCGATACATTTTTTGTGTCGGGATTAAATTCTGATGACATCTTATCTATATTATAACATTTATATTTTAAATATAAATCAAATTTGTTTTTTCATCTTATTTTACTGATATTCTTAACATGTAATAAATTTGATTTAAAAATATGGGTTATGTTAATAATATGAATAATCACAAAATGACTACTCGGTCAAAGGAACCGAAAAAAATGAAATCTCCTACGGTGAAAATGAGTAGTTCGCCTCCAGATGGAGATGATATAGATGAATATGGAAATCTACCAGGCCTGATTGACTATGACTGTCAGGAGGAATTATCTCAAGTGGATCAGTTGGAATTTCGAAAGCAATTAAAATCTTTGGGAAAGGGTAGTATTCTTTTAATGGATTTTCCAGATGAAGGATCCGATACG